TACATTAACACCTCCTCGTACCCTACGAGCCTGCCTTATACTTTCCCCTTGTCCTTTCGGAGTTATCGTGGCTTGACCTTTAGGTTCTTGACCAGCAGGTAATGGCTTAACACCCTCCCTTACCGCAGGAACTCTGTCTTGAACACTTACTGCCTCAACTTCATCTACGAATTTCTGCCCCTCTGTATTTGCCTTGTCAATATCGGCAAGCATTCCTGAAAGGATATTCAGGGTAGCACCTTTTTCACCTTGACTTATGGCTTGGTTGTTTAAGGTAGACTTAACAGCATTATTTACCCATTGATAAGCACTATGCAATCCTTCTGAACTAATAAGAATATTATCTGCAATCTTATCTAAAGTAGTTTCTACCTCGGTAGGCATAACTACCAAAGCGTTAGTTTCGCTCGGCTTATTAGTTTCAAAGTAATCCTGAGCCTCCTTTGATTCCATTGTTTTTTTAGCCTCTTCAGAAACCAAACTTAAAGAGTTATCTACGACCTGTAACTTATCCTGAACAAGAGTTTCAGCCTTATTAATATCCTCTAACTCCGCAATTGCTTCCTGTTGGCTTATTTCGCCATTCTGAACCTGTTGTCTTACTTTTGCTCGTTTGCCTGTTAAAGCAGTTAATACCGCCCCTAAAACAAAGCCTGTTGCACCACCACCCTCCGCACTTTCATATAAGCCACTCGTTAGCCTTTGAGCCTCGTTATAAGTCTGTCCTATTCCGGCATTAAGAACCACCTGTTGTAAGGTTTCCTGTATAGCCTCCTCAGCACCCTGAACACCACCTTGCTTGAAAGCATCTATAACAACATTCGTTACAGGTTTCCCAAGTCTTGTCATTAACCTTTCCAATGGAATAGCCTCCAAAGAACCTGCGAACAAAGCCGTAGGTATTATTGAACTTGCTACTTTGTCCTCAGTTGTATTCCTTAATGATTCCCAAGAATCACCTGCATCTTTAGCGTTTTCACCGGCTGTAACTCGTTCAAGAACATAGGCATCCTTGTCCATTGAGTTAGCCATTTTGTGCAATTGTCGTGCAGCCTGTGTTTCTGCACCAACCATTTGAAAACCACCTGCAATAGAAGAACGACCAAATAATTTCTTTACACCATTGGCTATTAATTGCCTATTAGTTAGTGCCCCTCTGCCAAGTTTCATAATGCCACCTGCCGGATTTAAGCCTCCCTGCATCATTATTGAACCTACCTGACCTAATGCAGTTGCAACCGTTCCGGTAAGCCCACCTGCGTATTGAGGATTTCTGTAAAGGTCTTTTTCAGCAAAGTTTTCTAATCCCTTCCCTGCTTGATAAATCCAAGAGTCTTCAGGTTTAGAAAGCATTGAATAACTTCCCTCTAATGGAGTTCCTTTCAGTGCATTGACAATTTTACTGTCAATACTATATCCTAATTCAGAAATTCCCCTTAATTCACTTCCAATACCACCAATAAGTCCTGCCTCAAATTCACCAAGTTTAGTAACGCCAAATTGATATGGATTAACCTCAGAACTTTGTGGAGCAGAAACGGGAATTACCGATTCTCCACTTACCCCAGTTACCTGTGGCTGAACTCCTGCCATCTGTGGCGTTTCGGAAGCAACAGGAGGCTTCGCTTCTGCACCGCGAGTATCCGTAATTTGGAACTGCCCTGCACCAAGCCCTTGACCTTGTGTCATTCCTCCCTGAACCTGTCCTGCCTGTTGGTCAAGCGGTGCTATTTGAGTTTCAGCAGAAGTGGCGTTTGGTTGGTTAGTGGGCGTTCTGTTGGGGTTGTATATATTTTCAGCAGGAACACCCGTTGCACCGGCAACCGGTACATCGTAAGCAATATTACCGCCATCAGGTTGCCTTACCGTTGTCGCACCCATTATGTTGGTTGTGTTTAACTCTTCCGGTCTTGGAAAACCCCCTTCTGAACCTGGAACTTGGGAAGGTTGGGGAGAAGGGATTTCTGTAACGCCAAATTCAGAAACAAATTCTTCGTATGGTTTTAGAGTGCCTAAGTATCCTTCTTTTTGAGCATTTTGAAGAAACGAATACATAGATTGAGCAAATTCAGGCTGTTTCATTTTATTAACGAAATCAACCTCATTTACCTTATTATAATCTACCGCCCCATTTCTTGCAAGAAAACTATAAACCTTACTACTATATTGCTCTTTGCCCATCTTGAAATTTATAAATTCTCAACACTTTTACTAACACTAATCTTTGTAGCCTTTCCGGGGCCAGAAGATTTTGTTTTAGTATCCTTACTACCCATAACATCTAAATCGCTAATTCCTTCAACAGTTTCAGGGTATATTTGGTAAGCAATCTTCCCGGCATTTTTACTTCCGGTTTTCATTAACTCTGGACTTATAACCCATTGACCTGTTTTTGGGTCTTTAGCGCCTCCACTTTCTTTGAAGTCATCAATGGTTCTGTATGTATTAACCTTGTCAATCCTGTAAGATATAGCACTTTCAGGCATACCAAGTTTTTTATACTGCTCCTGTGAAATCATTTTAAATCCATCGCCATCAGGTATCATCCACGCCCGTTCTGTGTCTAATATCACACTATGGGCAGGTTGGGTATTTGCTGACTCATTTGCATTTCCGGTTGCTGTTTTAGCATCATATGGTTGAAAACCTCCGCTCTGAGTAGGGATAAACATTTCGGAGTATGGTATTGGATTTACTTCTTCTTTAATAGAAGCCCATTTGCCCGGAGTTGTTACCCTCATGTATGTATTATCAGCAATCCAACTACCGCTTTTATCTGCTAATTTGTAGGCTTCTTGTAGTGCTTGTTTAGGTGTCATTTTACCGCTTCTAACGGCTTCAAACTGAGAAGTCAAATACTCTTTAATTTGAGGCTGTGCTACTGCTGTATTGTAGTAGAATCCTGTTTCAGTAGAAGGAGTGCCACCCATTACATTTGTAATATTCACCCCTTTATCCTGACTCTCAGAAATAACATCTTCAAAAATCTTATTGCCTCTCATGGCAACAATGCCTCTTGCAACTCTGTCAATGGTTTCTTCTTTAGTTTCACTCCCCTGCTTCAATTGCTCAAATGCAGTACGATTGGTATCAAAGAATGGTTTAACAATACCTTCAATAATTTTACCTTTATTTGCTTGACTATACTTTTTAACAACAAGAAAGTGTCGCTTATCTTTAAGTCCACCGGGTAAATTAAGTTGCTTTTGGTATTCAATTTCTTCTTCTGGGCTAAGTTTGTCACCCATAAGCCCCGGAACAACTTCGTCATCGGTAAAGTCATTAAGGGCTTTCTCCTTGTAGTCATCCCATCTCTGGGCAGTATTAAACTGTTGTTCTAACTGATTCAGTTGTTCGGGAGTAATAAGACCTTTTGCATAGGCATCCATTCCATTCATGAAGTTAGTTGCAGCCCTAACGCCTTCAGGAGAATAATACATTGTAGAAGCCTTTTCTTGTGCCCCTTTAAGGAAATCTTTTGCCCTACCTGCTGTTTGGTCAATACTCTTTGCAATACCCTCGAACTTTGCTTGAAGATTAGCCAATGAACCATCTTGTCGCATAGCCTGAATAGCCTTCTTTGAGTTTCCATACCTCTTTACATAGTCATTCGTAAGGCTTGAAACTTCGTCAATAAAGCCTGTTTTGAATCTTTGAGCATAAGCCCCGGTGTCAATTTCAGGGATTTTAAGTTGCATTATATTGCTTTTAGCTTCGTCAAGTTCTGCTTGTGCCCTTGCTTTTCGCTGTGCATCGTAGGCCGCCATAGGAAATTGTGCCCCTGCACCGGAAAATATCGGGTCGCCCCAAGCAGTACGGCTTTCAGAAAATGGTTGATTTGGGAAGTAATCCTCATTCTTCAAGTCGGGCATAGCAGCCTGTCTGCGAAGTTTACGAGCATATACATCATCATCAAATCCTGAACCACCTATTTCGATAAGGTCTTCAATAGACTTGCTTTTTACGCCTTTTTTGTCAGTGGTTTCTACTACTTGCCCCGGCATCACACGAACAAACTCACTTCCTGCACCAAGGTTAATTCCACCACCTCCAACTATTCCTGGAGTAGCACCCGGAGGAGGAGGAGTTCCACCACCTCTTGTGTTTGCAACTCCTATTTCACCGCCTGTTGTTTGAGTACCTGTTGTTTGAGTACCTGTTTGAGTACCTGTTTGAGTACCTGTTTCGTTACCTATTGTTTGAGTGCCTGTTTGTTGATTAGAATTTACTACATTTTCAGGTAGTGTTTGGTTTTGGCTAACAGCATTAATAGTTTCCGTTCCTGTCGTTCCATCTAATGTCATCCCTGCATCCTCAAATGAGGAAATATCATTTTGATTTTCTTCGTTAAACCCGAATAGTGATTTTAACTTCCCTAATACGCTCATTTTCTTTTATCTTATATCCCTAACGGCATTCCACCAAAACCCATAATAGGGGCATTTCCAGCAGCAGTAATTTGTTCCATATTCATAGATTGTGGACCAAAAGAACTTCCGGAAGTTCCCTTTGTTCCAATTTCAGCACCGGTATTAGTAGACTTGCCTCCGCCCATCTTCGCCATCCCTGCCATAATCCCCTGTGTTCCTGCACCGATATTCTTTTCACTTCTCATACTCATAGCATCAGCAGCCTTACTTTGAACCCTCATTCTGCGGTCAGCAACGGTTTCAAGCATATCGTTAAACATAGTCCTATAACTCTGCTCCTGTGCTTGCCCCTGTGCTAAAATATTATTCAAGGCATTACCCTGAATCCTACCTAACTGAGCATATTGACCAAGATTTCCACCTCTACTTAAAGCCTTAACCCCTGCACCCTGCATCTGTGCTAAATTACGCATTTGATTGCTGATATTAGCCCCTGTCATAGCATTATTCGCCCTACGCTGATACTCCTGCATTGCAGTAACTTGTTGAGCATCTTCCTGTGCTGGTTGCATTCTCTTAGCCTTAGCCCGTTGAATATGCCCCTGAATAAGTTGTGCCCCTCCAATTGCTAAAGGCAATCCTGCACCGCTTCCACCTCCACCACCTTTACCCCCTGCCATTTGCGATACCATCATCATTGTCATCGGGTCCATAATTTCCTCCTTATTTTAACACTTCAAAAATACACATTATACTAAAGGTTTCCAATAAATTCCGGAACTCACAATCTTAAAATCCCCACTTCCACCAAAGGTTATTTCGTAAACAATTGCCGTTCCCTGCATTCTATTGTCGTTTCCTGCAATTATTCTCCTACCAATGTACTGCTCAAAAGCACTTCCGTAATTCCTTAAATCAGCACCATTGATAAAACATTGAATCGTTCCTGCCTCCGCTTGTTGAACATTGTCAAACAAATTTACCCTCGTAGGAACCTGACTTGAACTAACCCTAATACCCTGAAACTCCTTAGCCAATATCTGATTCTTAGCACTTGACTGCCAAACCTTAGCCTGAACAACATTATTATTTATCCTATCCCCTGTATCCAACAAGTAAGTACCTGCTTCATCACCATCTATCCACCTACCCATTCCGTAAGTTTGATTATCAAAGCTCAGGTATTGGTCATAACGATATGAATACCTGCCATTCCAAGCTTGATTCTTTTGGCTAAACACAAACAATTGAGTTTCCTCCCTTGTATTCTGTATCTGAACCATATACTCTTCGTGCTTAGTGTCGTAGCATGATGTAATCCAAGTAGCATATCCATTGCCAAAAGCATTCAAATACTGAATTATCTTAGCGAAATAGTTGAATTTCCTTGCAATATCTAAGGCTTCATTCCCATTGAATAAATAAGCACTTGTCTTATTCATAAAATACAATGAATTATTATACTCAGCCCTTGACCTCCAAGACTCCTCATTCATGCCTATCTCTCGGCTAATCCAATACTCGCCACCGATAACCTTACCCTCAGTTACTAACCCCATTGCTATCTGCTCACCTGTTGCATCCCTGATAATAGCATCCTCAGTAAGTAATAAACACATACCCCTTTCGGTAAAAGCATATAGGTTATTACCCTTGTTTCCTCCCAATGCAGACCAAGCAAATTTGATTTCTCCTGTTTGATCATCCAAGTCATAAACATTTTGGGCAAGGAAAGTCCTGATACCTGGAGAATCTACTCTGGCAATTTCACGCTTTAGGCTATAAGCATCCCTTGTGCAAAATTCTGTTAATTCCCTAAATCCTGTTGTTGGTTTAGTTGTCCAAAAAGTAACATTCTGGATGTGTAAATAGTCAATATTGAATTGAGGTTGGTATCTGTAACCTCCGTATCTCCAATAAATCCATTCGTCAGGATAGTCAGACTTATAGTTGTCATAAATAATACCTGAACCACCACAGAAGTTATCGTCCTGAACTGTTGTTTCCCATTCATTAGGACGCATGATATAGTTTGTCGCAGGGAAGAATTTTCCCATTTGATAACTTGGTGGGTCTGTTATTGGTGCTTCGTAGTTGTATGGCAGATGAATCCGGCTTTCGCAATTGAATAAAGCAATCATTTGCCGTAACCACCTACTTTGCAAACTACTGCAATCTTGAATTTTGTTTCCACCACCTCTGGCATCCTGAGTAATAAACATTCTTGGATTAACCTGAATCTCATAGTAAGGCAAACCAAGGTTAAGTGGTAGTGGAGAACTTGTACCTGTATTTGCTGGATTTCCACCGCCATTAGGAATTTGTCTATCAACAAAACAGGCTGTATCATCACCGGTATAAGCATCGCCTCCAAAAGCCTTAACAGGAACCTCATTATCGTATTTGATAATAACCTTGCTACCTGTAACGGGTGTTGAACCTGCATTGAACACAATTGAGTATATCCTTGGATAAGGTGTAGTCGCAAGGGTAGTTCCATAAAGACCTGAAATTGTTACATTGGGCTTACTTGTCGCACCGGCACCAATTGTAAATGGCAACAATGCAGACAGAGCAGCAACGGCACCTGCACCAACGCCATCTACATTTAGGTAATATTCAACGGTTCCATCAGGTTTTTCAATCTGAATAATGCTATTAATGGTATTCGCATTAACCTCAGTAACTGTTCCTGTCAGAATATTGTTCGGTGTCCAAGGTCTAATATCCTCCCATCTTTCATCACCTGCAAGTATAAAAAATGTAGTAGAAGGTGTGTATGTTCCTACCCAAGACCTTAGTTTCTGATATGCACCTGTATCAAAATAGGTAGTTACATCAGTAGCAGGAATATTCGCAAGTGTATCAATGATATTGATATTATACCAAGGTTCGTGAAAGCTTTTTAGGTCAGCACTTGGGTATTTGTTATCACAAGCGTTTGAACCAACTGATTGAACATTATAAACAGCCGTACTTGTACCTAAAACAAAGAATTGATTTCCTCTGTCGCCTAAATACTCATTACCAATACCACTTGTGTCTGTTCCTGAATTATTGGCACTTCTGAACTCATTTAATCCAAAACTTGCTCTGTTTATATTCAAATTTGCTTCCCATCCCGGAAAGCCGGCATTTCTCCATTTACCAAATTGAACATACCCACCTGTACTCGTAGGGTCAGGAGTAAGGTTTATTGTTGCGTTATCCTCATAGAATCTCGGATACAAACACATATCAATATGGTCTTCTTGAAGCCCTGTTCTATTTTCTCCATGCGGAACTTCAGGGAATATACCAACCGGTGAAACTAATTGAGCCTCATACCTTGAACTTACATTGTTACCAATTTCATTAATTACCTGTTGAGAAATAAGACCAGACCTTGCACTTGCTTCGAAACTATAAAACCATAATTTATCCGTTGCTTTATATGCAGGGTCTGTTGCATTGCCACTCGGATTCGGATAAAGATAGTAACCACCTATGCCTTGAAACACAACTCTGCCAGCAGGTTTAGTTCTAAGGATTGAAAATGCCTGAATATATGAAGGCAAAAGACTGTCATCAATACCATTTAATGCAACTCCTAAAGCGAAATATTCAGGTGCAAAACCAGCAGGGTGAAAATCCGCAAGTGAACTGCAATCATTCTGAACCCTTGTATTTATTACATAATCGTGTCCGGTTACGCTTGGGTCTCGTTCACTTATTGGAGTTAATGGTTGATATCCTATATCAACAGCCTGTGTTGGATTCGAAACAGAACCACAACCGCAGAAAGCCGGCATATTAGTTATGCCCTCATTACCATCGCAGGTTAAAATTCCTCCGTCTTGTTTTTGCCCATCGCAAGCAATATTCTTAAAACTGCAACAATCATTCTTTGTTACGGCATTGACTAAACTATATGTTTCGTGGCAAAAATCATCGCTATTTGTCTGATAAACAGAAGCCCTTGGCAGAGTAGTATAACTATAAGTTTGTGTATCAGCACTTGCAGTATCTCTTCTGTCAGGCAATTGATAATTTGTAAAACCCGTAACAGGCGTAGCAAAACTTTGCCCCATTAAAGTATTCCAAAAACCTACTCCGAAGCCGTACTTCTCACCCCTAAATAAACTACGATAATAAGTAGTGTAATAGGCATCATTGTACCCAACAATACCAAGCGGTGCCATTACAGGGAATAAGTTTGGTCGCCCATTGCTTACGAATGTCGGAGTAAAATCCATCGAGGCATACCTTACATTCATAAGGTGTAACCTATTCTCAAAGTACCTTAAAGTCTTACAAGCTTCAATAGGTCCATACTGAACGGTATCATCTTCATCGGTAATAGGTTCTCCAACTGCACCAAAGTCAACGATATACTTTACTACATTTTCGCCATCAACTAATCCCAATGTGCCTATAAGTTCTGCACTCGGAGTAAAACCTACGGGAACACCTGTATTGTACGAATAACGCTTAATTTCAATGTAGTCATACCCAAGTTCATTCTGAATCCTGAAATTAAGTACAATTCCATATCCTGTTTGAGTATTTGGGTCAGCACCATAAGTCTTAATACTCGGATATTGACCGCTATTTGTATTTATCTGAACAGGTACAGGAATTGTCGGAGTAACATTTGTCCATGCAGTTCTATCCCCACTTGTCGTTACATACCGAAACGAGTAAGAATACATACCTACTTTCAGTCCTACGGAACCAATTACTTTATCAGCAGGATAGCCCGGACTTGGAGTAAGTTCAACAAACGACATCATGTGTGGAGGCATCTGTGTATTTACCTCATACCTTCTTCTGTCGAATTCAGTAAAGTATTTCTCCGTACAAACAGGCTCGCTTGAATCTATCATATCCTGAACATTCAGGATAATAGGTGCAGTTCTGTTATCGGTAAGATAAATCTCCCCACCAAGGCAGGTATTATTCCAATGGAACTGAATAGGATAATCTATGTCAATTGGTAGTTGTGGACTTGCAGCGTAAATAATGCCGTCAATACGAATAAATGGAGCAAGTGTTTGTAATTCATCGCACCACAACTCAACAATCTTTCCTTTGACAAATATTGTACCTAAGCATCTCCATGCACCATTGATGAATGTTGCACCATAGTAACTATTACAACTATTATCCTCAGAAATATACTCAATCTCCTCTCCGCTAATTCTTGACAATGCCATTTCATCAGCATTAAGCCCCGTTGGTCGCATATTCTCGGCATCAATATACATACCTGAATCTGACTGCCCAAGGAACTGCTCGTCAATGCTATATGAAGCACCTTTGTTAAAGGCTTTTACATCTATCTCCGTTCCCTTCTGATTATGTATCGGTAATGGCATATCTTAAAGATTTTTAAATTCGTTTGTTACATAAACACTGTACCTGTTAATTTCAAAATCATTGAAATATTTTTCAGAACGATTAACTGTTGTTCTGTTGTCTATCATGTCTTGAATATTTAAGAGAACAGGTGGAGTTTTATTGTTGGTAATGAGAAGTGCCCCACCGAAACAAACATCATCACCCATAAATTCAACTTTGTCGCTAATATTAATAGGCAATTCATGGTTTTTTGCACAAACAATTCCATTGATTTTTATAAACGGTGGCTCTACTTGCAGTTTATCGCACCATATTTCAACGGTATTTTCTTTGATGCTCAATGTGCCTAAACACACTAAATCGCTATTTGTTGATTGTAATGGCATATCCTATTAATACTTTGAGGTTTCGTTGTTCAAATTAAACTCATTACGCTTCCATGTTCCCATTCTGACAAGAAACACTTTAGCCCTTGCTAATGCCCCTTCTCTTGGGTCGTCAAGGTCGCCTACTATCGTTTGATATATAGTCCGGTACTTCTTTTCATCCCTCGCTAATAATGCCTTACAGACACGCTTTGCAGTCATTAAAGTAATGCACTCCCTAACTACTCTCGGAATCTCAATGGTAGAACCTATCTCACCTCCAAGGCTATTATAAACTAACCTCAAATACTTGAACTCCAAAGAAGGACTACTAAGCATTATCAGTCTATTCTCAATATTGGCAAAGTAAGTAGTAAACCCTGTACTCTGAATATCGAACCCCTGTCCACCTGCATTGTAGTAGTAATCCTGTGCCTGATTGTCTTTTACTAAAGCAGTATATCCAGGACCACCTTGGCTATTGTTATACAACCTCTTCCAATGCACAACAGCCATTTCACTTCCAGGCTGACAACATACGCCATTATGCAAATACATTTCACGAATATTGAAACTATCAGAAGGCATATCCAAAGTAAACCTACCAGGAACCAAGGGAATATCCTTAGTAAGAATAGTCATGAACGATTGCAAATTCAAATCCTCATAAGCCCTTTGAACACTATTCATATAGTACCCACGACTTAATCCCCTCTGTAAATCTGCATCATCAAGCATCATACTTACTTCAGAAATAATATCGTCAGCAGTAATTCTATCGCTCCATTCCATAATTAATTACCTCCCTGTAATTGTTGTGTAACTTGTTGCTGATACAATTGGTCAGCACGACTTAATCCACTTTCAGCCGAAAGTGTATTCTGCCCATCGTTAATATTATCACTAATCGTTGCTAATACAAACTTACCAAGGCTGATTACATTGTATTTCAATACCTCAATCAGGTGTTCCGGCAAATCAAGAATATCATCAAGGCTTTTAATGTCAGCAGCAGTAGTATAGGCATAACACCCTATCTGCAACTTAGCAATACTACTACATTCTAAGCCCAATAAATAAATCCGTACCCCATTTCCACTTTCGTCCTCAACTACATAGAAATACGGATTGGCTTCGCTCGGTTTTTCATACTCATTTCCATATAACCTCTGAATTCCAAAACCCGGTGTAGTTCTTGTAAAATTCACCTGATTTGGGCCATAACAACAATTTGGGTCTAAATGGTCATAAGTAATGTACTTTATTCCTCCATCCCTCGGCAGGTCAATTATTCTCGCAGGAAGGATGATATATTTTTGATTCTTAATTACATTCGGATTGCTTGATGTGCTTTGAGATTGAATAGGAATATTAGAATATACCCTTAAATAATCGCCTCCAATTGTGCTTGAATCCTTTAATTCATTGTTTAAATGCTGATATTTCAACCTGTTAGCACTTACGCTTACATGGTACAAAACCTGTGCTAAGGTCAGTTCTCCATCGTCAAAATTCTGTTTTAGGGATTGCCAAATATCATAGACAACCTCCCTATATGTGTATCCAGCCATACCCCAAAGATACGAAATTGTATATTAAATAGGACAAATAAAAAAAGCCCGAAGGTCATCAATCCTCCGGGCTCTGTCAAAAGGCAACGCTAATTAACCCTTAATTCTTAGGCTGTAAACTCTGCCAGCCAGATGCTTCTGTCCTTACTCTGAACAATGCACTGTCTTTATCATAGTAGTAATAACCAACTGTTGAGGTGTCAGGAACAAATAATCCTATTTTCTGATAATTACCCAAATAGTTACCTTTTTTGGCATTTACAGATTGATTTAACAAGTCAATAGCTTGGTCTCTTGTGTATCCGATTATAGTATCCCTGTTAGGATTTAGTGGAGAATAGTCAATTCTCGCATATGACAAATTGGTTAAAGCCCTATCATTATATACACATATAGAAGTTAAGTAACAAGGCCCAAAATAAGTGTTCATTATGTTGCTTTTGAAAAACACTCGGTTATTCCCACTTCTCTTCAACAACATTATGTCGTTTTTGAACTCCCAACTAAGAATGTTATACGACTGTGCCTTCGCAGAAACTACGCAAACAAGCAATATTGATAAAAACAGAAGTTTTTTCATGGTTGGTTAATTAAAACTTAGGTTGAATACTTTGGAACCCACCTGTTGCTCTCTTGAATCTAAAAGTAGCAGTGTCGGTATCGTAGTAGTAATTACCTGTAAAAGCAGTATCAGGGGCAATTAACTCGGATTTCTTATATGCACCAAGATAATTTCCTTTCGCAGCATTAATAGTCTGATTCATAATATTGCGAGCCTGAACCGCAGTACGACCTGAAATAGTATCATTGGTTGGAGAATATCGCAAATTTATAAATGTACCATTTCCGGTGAATCGCAAAGTTGTATAATCATAAGAAGTCAAAGGTCTTTGAACCGTATCGACTTTTGCGTCTAATACTGATAAAGTTACCAGTTTAGTTGTTCCTGATTTTACCAAAAAGTAACCATTGGTAACTTCATAGGTAATTGTTCTTTGTGCAGTAGCCGTAGAAGGCTCACAGGCAAACAGCAACACTGCTGTCAAAAGGAGGAAAAGAATTTTTTTCATGTTTGAAATATGTTTTAGTTGAACTTTGTGAATACAAATATAAGAAGATTTTTTTTATCACCACTTGACCTTGTGCGACCAGTACCGAGCAGATAATTTACTTGGATTGGGGTCTTGGGCATTATGCCTCGCATAGTAACTCTTTTTTCTTGCTTTTTCAGCAGGAGTTTTCGGGTTCTTTCCAGCACCTGTTACTCCTTGTTGCCCAAAACGAACAGTTTTTACTTTTTCACCTTCTTTCGCCACAACTACATGGCTTTTGGTTGGATGACTTGGTGTACGCTTAGGCTTGTTAAAACCACTTACGCCTACACGCTTCAAAATGCCTTGCTTTGGATTCTGTGCCATAATCTGTTACTCTACTGCCCCAAGTAATGAAAGTAATTCTTGATCCGTTGTGCCCCTCAAATTCGTGCCGTTATTCTGCTTAATACTGATATAATTCAATGCCTTAGAAACTAAAACATTCATCATAATTGCAGGAAATGGAATAGTATCGGTTGCTAAAACTACCTCAGCAGGAGTATGAATGTAGAAAACAGCAACTAATTCATTGGGAATATAGGGTGCAATTTCTAATTCTCTGGGAATAGTCAGTTTGTAACCTCCATAAACCGAAGTATAATCAATGTAACTTACATAAACATATTCGGTAACATCGTCATTGTAGGAAATATTACCCGGTGCAAATGGGTTTCCTTTATTAGTTGCATACCTTTCAAGGTTCTCTCTACGGCAACTTTTATCACTTCTAAGGAAACTTAATTCAGGTCTGAATGTACCTTCGTGTGGAAGTAATGTAGTTAATCCTGTGGCGTTCCAAGCCTGTGTAACAATAGGTGCATTAAAAACCTGCTGATTCAAATAAGGCTGAATCTCGTTGTAGTAAGTACCTGGAAGATTAGGAATTAAATCAGAAGCACTTTCAACAACTACATAAGGCTTAGGGTAAATAGCAAGAATTGTCCAAATATCCCTATTGTTCAGGTCTGCCGGATTGATATTCACCCTGCTGTACTCACTTGTCTGCCAAATTTTACTGAAAGTCAATTCCCGAAATAGTTCTTCGGAGAACTTTTTTTGACCAAGGTAAGGAGTAATAACAGATACAGACCACTCTAAAGCATAGTTGATTGCTGGCTTAAAATCCCTGCCGAAATTGTAGTAATCACTACCCTCAGCATCTAAAGCCGACTTCATCCTGTCTATAATGGTCTGTACCTGTATCATAGTTTAGTTTATACTCTCTCGTGTACCGCAGGTTTGTTAGAACCCATTTCGAAGATAGCCTTACGCTTTCCATCGCTACTAAGCATTGCGTTGTTAGCCATAATCTTATCTTCTTGCTTCAATCTTTCGTCAGCCAAAACAGCAATCAACTGATTTCTATTCTGACCCATATCGGTAGATACCTCCTTGCCTAAGTTTTGCAACCTCTCAATTACGCTATCATTCCGCAATACATCAACCTCGTTGGCTGCATCTGCTAAAGCTCTGCCACGAATGGTATCTGTGGTGGTAATCTCATTTTTCGCACGGAAGAACTCAATTCCTAATTTCGGATGGTTCAACAAGTAATCCAACTCCTTCTGATTCTTACAGAAATAAGTACAGAAAGGAATGTCGTTAAACTCCCCTAATTTGTAATTGGCAACCTTCTCGGCATAGGAGAATCTGAAGTGAATTGGCTTTACCGGATATTCACCGTTCTCGTTTTTATTCTTGCCTTCATCCCTAAAAGGAGGAATGTGGTATCGTCCTGTTTTGTGGTCGAAACAACCATAATCAATAAACTCTCTACGCAAAGAAAAGAATACTACGGGTTCATCAAGGTAATCCTCAACCCGATATTGTAACTCAGGATTGGTACTTTCAGTAGTTTTCTCTGCAACACGATTATGTTGTTCTGCAACTTGAATAACTCTCGGACCAAGGCTTTCCTGAATCTGTCGGAGTTGTTCGAGGGTAATAGTAACAGGTTTGCCATCTTTATCATTGATAACGATTTGACCTGTAAATGAATTGTCGTGAATCTCCTTCTCTGTCAAAGGTAATTCTGCTTGGCTTTTATCGCTGTTATTTCCAGCGTTTGTGCCGTGTTTCGGCTGATTGTTCTGTCCCATTTTAATTTATGTAATGTGATAAGTTGTATCGGAAATTCAGGGAGGATTTTAATGCCCTCCCTGAACCTTACCGATGATACAAAGAAATTACTGAATTGTAATCAATGAAGAATACTGTGGAGCCTCAAACTGTAAGCCCAAAGAAGAACTCATTCCGAACTCATAGAAGTTGTTCAAAGATGGACCACCGTTGTTACGAGGATTGATTGTCCAAGTAGCATCATAGCCTAACAATTTAACAGTTTTGATTTTCTCTTTCTGCAATACGAAGGCATAATTTTGCCATGCAGCAGGGAAACTTGCTCTGTCCTCAAAACGCAAATTAGGTACTAAAACTGCTTTTGCTGAACCGATGTCAATCATGTTCAGGTTCAATTTAGCAACCATGTCGTTTGGAGTGTAACGAGTCAAGGCAGACTTAAACTGCTTAGACAATTGAAGGATACGAGTAGGAGTAGCAAACAAGAACTTCTCTTCTCCAAGTGGACCACCCATTGTGTTCAGCAACGCTGATTCAACGGCATCTCCAAAAGAAGAAATAGGAGTTTGAATGTTCGGACTACCAGCAGCCAACATTTCGTTCAAGATACCACCCATCATTTTAACGGGAGTTCCGTCAGCCAAGAACATCATACCTTTTTTACCCATCCACAATTGGTTGGACATAGAGATACGGAAGTTTTTCAACATTCTATCACGCTCGTCTGCAAGGAAAGTAGGCAGGTAGTTGTTTGACTTGTATTTCAACAATTCAACAAAACCATAACGCATACCAATCGCTAACAGATAAATGTAATTGTATTTACGCTGAAGGTTCAAACGGTAGTAGTTGCTGATGTTGGTAGCACTATCACCCTCGATTTGAGAAGCAAAGGTAAGAACATCACCTGCTGCAATACCAGGAAGGCTGTCGTTCTGCATTGGAGTAACGGTAATAACATTACCGGCTTTAGCAGTTACAGTTCCTTGCTTGTTGTTAGGGTAAGTCAATACCATGTTCAAGGTAACATTGTCAGAAGTAACAAGGGTTACATTCTGAGTAGTTGGCCATGTAACAGTTGCACTTACGGCATTTACAGGAAGACCATAACGGTCATAAGGAGCTTCAAACCACTCGTGTTCATCACTTGTCTTAGTGATAGGTGATTTGTCCATAAGTAATTTCAAATCGTAAAACTGCTGTGGGGCAGAATCTACAATCGAAGTGTAAATCTCTCTTTCGAGGATTGCTTGTTGTTGGCCTGTTAGACCTCCCCAAAAGGAACCAAGGGGGTTTGCTGCGTTATTATTATACGCTGCATTAGGCGGGGTGTATTGTGTACTTGCCATTTCTTTTTAAGAATTAAATTTTGTGAGTGTTAGTTCGAAGCCAATCTGGTACTATGCTTTGCTCATTGGATTTCATAGAACTATCTCCACCTTTTTCATCTGCAACGGTATCTCTCCCTCGGCTAACAACCCCTGCAAGTTGGTCAGAAAGTTCTTTGTTCTTCTGCTGTAACTTCGTAAGTTTTTTGCTCAATCTTTCGATTTCTGTGGGAGCATACTGAATCAATGCAAGTTTTTTGGCGGCATCTACCCGATAAGTACCATCCTTGTTGAAAAACTCAGAACCTAAACTGCCACCTGTTAAGACTTTTTCGAGTTTCTTCAACTCTTTGTCGTCAATACCAGGGAAGTCAGCCTTGACCTGTTCGAGTGAACTGAGTGCGGAATTCTTGAAAGATTTTTCTCTTTCGGTTTGAACACGCTTTGCCTCAGCAACCTGCCGGTCATTCTGTTGTTTGTCAAGTCGGAAAGCCTTTTCAGCAACCCTTAACAAGCGTAAGACCTCTTTAGAATTTGGATCATCTTCAAATTCCTCTTGAGTCAATTCATCTGGTGCATAGGCTTCGATTAATGCCCATCTGTCCTGACTTTCCAAGTCTTTATTAAAATCAAGTTTCAATCCAGGAGCAGACATAATTGCTTGTTTCCAATCACTGCCATTGTTATAGGCTTCGATAGCCTTAACGATTTCAGGAGGCATTTCGGCAAATGCTGTTTCTATATCTTCCTTGTATTTTTCGAGTTCTGTTGCCTTCTGTGCATTGGTTCTTTGCTTGTTAAAAGCCTCAACCAATTTTGCATATCCAGCAGGGGTATTTACATCAATTCCTAATTTGTCCTTGATATAACCTTTGGCTTCGCTTTCATCCTTGAAATTTACTTTAGTACCTTTCTTGGTTTGAAATACGCTTACTTCTTCTTCTTCATCCTGTTCCTCCTCAAATTCTACCTCAGCCTCGATTACAGGTGTTTCGGTATTTTCGGGAGTTACCGGTGTTTCAACAGGTGCTTGTTGTCTGGGAGTATCCTCTACTTCGGTTAAATAACCTTTTGCTTTGGCATATTCTACCGGTGATAAATGGTTTAGAACGGGGTCTAATTCCATTGCCTCCCTGATTTCTACTTCTTGTTCAGGGGTTAAAAGTGCTTGTTGTTCTGACATACTTTGTCCATTATTTTAGACAAAGATATAAAATTCCTAATTATCGTACAAAAAATTGTACGGACAGAAAAATATACAATTGAAATAAAAACAAATGTCCGAGGGATGCTGATTCCCTCGGACACTCTCTCGTTTGAAGTGTAAAAGCAAAGTTAATACTTTTTGTACTTCATCATTGCTTTCTTTGCAGTTGCCATACCCTTCGCAGGAACCGCTTTTTTAGCAGGAGAACTTTTCTTGGCAGGTGCCATTTTCTTGGCAGGTGCCATTTTTTTAGCAGGTTTTGGTTGCATCATCATATATGTGGAGTTTAAATTGTTACATTACTTGATTACTCTGTTGCCTCGGTTGTTGCCGACTTGCCATTTGAGCTTCTGACTTCATCATTGTTTCCAATAACTTAGCATCCCTATTCTCAGCCATATTCGCATCAGCCCGTTCCATTTGCTCTAATTGTAGCATCTGATTAGTTATCTGTTGCTCTTGTGCCTGTGCCTCCATAGCCTGTCCTTGTGCTGCCATTGCCTCCTCTTGTTGACGCAGAATCTCCTGTTTCATTTTCAAGTATCTTCTCGCAGCACTATAAACCTCTGCCGGAGTACACAAATTAAGTACCTTGCTAAGAGTATTCTCGTCAAGCATACCCATTTGCAACAACTGCATCGCAACAACATTACCTTGGTTAATCAACTCCTTCTCGGGTTCGCTACGCTGTAAACTAATGCGGAAATCAGCCAATAGGTCATCAGCCGTAAAACTTATTCTCTCAGCACCTTCGTCCCCAACAGCATTTATCAAAGTGTGTGGACTATCAGCATATATCTTCCTACCCCTATTAGCAATACTCTGATACATTTGCTTCATACAATCAGCCAAACTAAAGTAGAAATCCTCCTGAATAAGTGTTCCTCTGTTAATCATTGCCTGATTATTTCTAACCAACTCTAAACTACCAGTTCCAAGCATTTGCTCGTTTACACCCGTAATTGCCAATGCAGCACTTTTTACCTGACCAATCGCTGCACTTAAATACTCAAATCCATCAAGCCTTGTTCCAGGTATATTCGCAACAGCATTATTCAACCCAAATTTGCCATTTACCAATACAGGGTCGCCATTACGGATATTCCTTCTAAGCCCTTCTTCACCTTCCTCCTCGTCAATAATACCTCTGTCAATTAATGTAACAGGTGGAACTGCCCTATTAACTTGATGCTCCTGTGCTGACCAAAAACGGTTAATCATTCGCTGTGGGTCAATCATAGAATCCAACGGACTAACCACCATTCCATTCCAATACTCAAAAGTTTGGACGCTATATGGGAATTTTGCACTGCTTGGATCTAAACTCGTTGTTTCCTGATAAGGCATAATTCCTGATTCCAAAACAATTGGAGCCATATCATCGTCTTCGCCAAATGCACTGCTTGAAATATCGTACACGAATACACAATACCGAACTACATCAGCATTGAATTTCCGCTTCTTTTTGTTCTTACGATTTTTCCCTGAACCCTGTCCGAGAATCTTTTTATACTTTTCGTCTGTGGCAACAATGAGGTCTTTGTCTTCGTATTTCCCACCTTCGTAGTTGATACGGACAAATAACTCATTCTCCATTTCATCGCTAACCACTCCGTATTCGTGTTCCTCAATATCACGCCAAAAAGCATAATAGGTACTTACCCTACCTGTTTGGTCGCCTGTCCATAAACCATTGTCGAATTGGTCGCCATTGTTCTGATAACTTGCAATCTTCTCGATATCCTCCCTTTGGAGTAAGGTCAAATCAGGGTACTTCTCATATATGTATGTAGGGTCTAAAAACGCTTTATGGCCCATATACATAGAATCGCTTAGGTCATCTTTTTGAGCACTTACATCCCAAAAGAAATACCGGCTATCTAAACCCTCAAATACTTGGTGCCCGAAATGTTCCTTGTTAAATGCAACACATAGCCCCGAAGCACATAATTGCTTAGTAAGCCACTTCTTTAATTTGCCGTTTAAATCATTCCTGTCAGCAACAACCTTAATCAAGTTGTTTACATCACGAGTAAGGGTATCGAAATAATAACCATCAAATAGTCTTTCAGCATCTTCTGGTCCTTCTCCAATCGGGAATTGGTCTTGAAGAATATCCTTGAACATACCTCCCATTTCCTGAGCAATTTGAGAAATAATCATCATTTTGCTCATTTCTTCATCTCGTTTCTGCTGAATACTCTCGCTTAGGGGTTCTGCTCTGTATTCGAAACTTGTTCTGATAGCATTACCTACATACTGCCGAAGCACAGGTGCCATAATATTATCTTGCCACCGAACCCTGCCATTAGGCTGTCCACTTTCGTCATTAAGGAATGTATCAATATCTTCATCCAACATCCACTGCCACTTCATTTGGTAGTTCGATAAAAGGAACATCCAATTGGTATCAGTTTTTGTTCTAAAAAAAGTTAGCCTCCAATCAAAGATTCTGCTAACAATATAGTTTGCCCAAGCTAAATCATAATCCTCACCTTTCTTGCCGTCAATACCGGTAATCCTATTCGGTCTTATAGATGTAGTTGAGTATTCCATTATTTGTCTTGTTTTTCTCTTTCGTGTGCCATATCCATAAGTGTTCTGCCTTTCATACCCTCTATTTCAATCTTCTTAGAAACTGTACGAACACCATATCCCTCCTCCACATTTTTTATTACTGCTGGTAACTCTTCGTGAATCTTCACGCACATATCAACATACTTTTTTCTTTCATCGGTATCTGTAATTTCCTCTGGATTTCTATTGAGAAAATACATAAAATCGTCCAATATCTTTTCAGCCATCAACCTTGCCTTGAACCTGGCATTGGGATTGAACATTTCCATTCTTCGGATAGCAGTATTTACTTCCTCAGAAAAGGTACCTCTTAGGTAATTGTCGAAATCCTGATTGCTTATTCCATCACGCAGTCTGTCTTTATTGACATCCCACATAGCCCGTTTTACTGACCTGTTACGCCTTGAAGATTCAGCCATTTCGGTCTTTGCGTATTCGCTACACGGGCTTGCGTATAGCCACACAAAGTACATTTGCCAAGTCTTTAGGATTTTGAACTCTTCAATTCTGCCAAGTTCAGGGTATTCTTTCCGTAAATCAGTAAGGATATACCGATTGTCCTTATTGATATTAGGAACAAACAGTATATCCTCACCAAGATTTACATCAGGTTTTTTGGTTTCAGCCCCCAAACCTCTTTCGTTAGAGAGTTTCTCCACTTTTTGAGATTCGGGATGCTTTCCCATTTCTTCCTGTGGAGGCAGTTCAACCATTTTTTATATACCCGATTTAGAATTACGGACGAGCCAAGTAATCGGCAGCAACACCTGTACCACCAAAGATAGTAGACCAACTTCCAGCGAAAAGAACATCTGCGGTGTCGTCTACATAGACAACAGCCTCACGATTGAATACCTCAAAAGTACCTGCGGCATTCTGAACTTTCTCTGTGTAGGCAACCTCGTAGGTGTTGTAAGTCGCAGCAGTAAGATTTGCCAAAGGAATACCTGTGTTGGCATTGATTACGGCAGGAGTACCATTTGGCTGAACCAAAGCAGTAACTACGGTCTGAGTAACAGAAAGGTTAATGCTCATGTTGAAGTCATAAACTTCCTGATTCAAAGTACCTAAGTTACCTTGAATACGCAAGTCGTTTGCGACATTCGTAGCAGTGTAAGTTCCTTGTGAATCTGCTGTGATTTGTGCTGCAATAGCAGTAACCAAAGCGGCAATCGCAGGAGCAACAGTACCAGTAATGTAAATGTAGGTACTTGGATTGATCCCACTTGCAGGGTCAGGAAAAATCCGAACCGTGTACTGAGTATTTGCAGTAGGCACAACCGCAGCAGTGTTAAATTCCTTTACAGGAAATACACCGGCACTTGAAGCAGTTACAGTGTTATCTGTAACATCTACCCAATTGATAACACCACCCCATGACAAACTGCCAACGGTTACGGTAGTATCTTGAACACTTAATTCTCCGTTTGCAATCGCCACATCGGCAGCAACGGAAGGGTTTGTGTTCAAAACCCCAATGAGTGAATAATTCCTTAAAGCCATTTTTTGTTAAATAAATAGTTGAACTTGATACAAATATACAATTGTCTAAGAAACTATACAAAAAAATAAATTATTCCTCAATAAAATCTTCATCTGTCCTGTCCCGAACCGCCTTGGAACTACTCAGAACCGCCCCTCTCTCTTTGCCTCCATATTTCATATCTTGTATCCATATTTCCTGAATCTCTTTTCGGTACATCTTTGTCAGTATCTCTACTTTTCTCAACTCCCTGAGAATGTGCTTGATTTCCTTGGGGCAACTCCGCTTCGCCTCCACCGAGGTTATTTCTGCCGTCATTTTCACCAAATACTCTATTAACTCTAAATGAGTTGGCATTAACTCCCGTAACTTCGCTGATGTATCCGGTAATTTCCGTTTGATTTTGTTCTGAAACTCTATCTGATTTTTCTCTGTCATACCTTTGCTTTGTTGTTATCGCAGGACTTACCTCTTTATCTTCAATTATTAACTGAACTCTTAACTTAACTTTTAACAATGCACAAACTCTAAGTACCTCATAATGACTAATATACTTAGTATTTACGCTGTCTGTAATTAGCCACAATCTCAAATCATCGTACTTCACCCCTGTCGAAGCCGTCAAACGCAAAGGACTTACATTGAAATCCTTTATGCGTTTGATTATCAACTTCTTCAATTGTGTGTTGTGCAGGATTATATCAACCCTGTCGGGGTCAATGTTTTCATCCTTTAGCAAACCTGTGTTGCATTACATTGAACTTCGCAGTTTCTAATACCCCTACTACCTCAAAGGCAGACAAGGTATTCGGATACTCAGGGTCTGAACTATCAATTCTTAACTGCATATCCATACTTCCATCTTTCTTCATCGTTCTCTCGAATACAAAGAAATCTACTCTGGCTACGCCCTCTGGCAACTCAATCTGTGGAATTGCCTGTTGTGCCTCACTTGGGGCTTGAAATTGTGGTAAAATGAACCTCTCGTCTGACATATAAATTAAAATTAAACTAAACTTGTGATTCTCCTTAGGTTCCCATTGGCATCCCTGACAAAAGTATTCTTTACTTTTTTAGGTCTGTTTTCATCTATGAACTCCGGATACCTGTGGCTACTCTGATAAACCTGTGAAGCCATATACGCAAAAGTTGAACTAAAAAGAATATCATCGTAATGCTTCTTTAGGTTCTCGGCTTGCCACTTAATGCCTCCGTTAGCAGTATCCTTCTGAATAAATGTTTTGTGCTGTTCCCAGAACTCCTGAATGTAAATATTATCCCCATACATTTCAGATAATTCCTTCAATTTGTTGATAATCTTACCCTTAGTAGCAGCCTTATTGCTTATACCTATCCTTGAGCCGTCAATGTGCATCATAGGATTTAACTCCTTGTTATAAATCAGGTTTTTGTCAAATCCTTTGCGTTCTCTAAACCCAATGTAATCCCCTCCGATATTGTACTCAATCAACTCAGGTGTACCCTTCCACTCCTTTTGGTCATAGTATAAACCCATCAATAAACTCTGTTGGTAGCACTCCATGAAATTCCGGACACGCCAAAATAACTGACAACTAATGGTATTCCACTCAGCATCCCAAATCGTACTCGAAAACTTACTATGCCCACTTTCTGTATTTATCGGGTCAGTTCCCTGAAAATATCTATGCTTCCACCTCTTATCGGGTTCGTGAAACATAATTATTGGTGGATCGTCCTCGTAAGCCATTGGCACGAATATCACTCCAACAACCCTATATGGCCAATCGTTAATATCCGTAGTAGGACTATTGGTATCAAAAACGGGTTCAAATCTGCCGTAAATAGGTTTTGCAGCATCTTCTAAATCCCATATTCGCTTTAAATGACTATTGCAGGTAGAAATAGGAACCAATGTGTTTACACTCCGGATGAACATATCGTCAATATGAACGGGATAACCGGCATGAAACTGACTTATGGTAGCATCTCTGTCGGCACCTATTTTCGAATAAGCATTCGTTTTTTCACTTTCGTAAAACTCTCCCTCGATACCTGGTTTACAAAAAGCATCAAGAAATACGGGTATAATTCCGTACTTAAAATTCCTTTTCTTCCAATTCTCTAATGCAGCCTTAAACTCTGTTTCGAAACTATCGGTTTTCATTTCTCCACCGGTTCCCCACATAAACAACTGCCGTTTGTACTCAATCCGTTTGGTTTCTGGATTGTAAATAAACATAGTCGGACGAGCTTCGTTGACCATTTTAGTCAGAATAGGGATATTCCCGATTTCATCTATAAGCACTAATTGAGGACTACCTGAGTTCACAGCCGTAGCACTTGGAGGAACTACCTCAACTTTAGAATTTGCCCCATCTACTCTACCCTTAACCTCCTTTAATCCAAACTTCAACTGCCTTTCTTGGTCGCTAAAACTACTTGGAACTAAATAGTGTGGGGTTTCGCTTATCGGGTACTTAATTTTATCCTCAAATACGCTTCGGGTCTTGCTGTCATCCTCACAAATGTACTTGGTAAACCACTCTCTGCGGTACATAGTCTTAGAAGCAGCACCCATTCCAATTATACTCGTAATACCCAACTGCCTCATTTTACCGATTACAGCAGATAACTCGCAATCAAGAAGGTACAAAAGTAGTTTCTGTGCTTTGTAAGGTTCTATTCGCCTCCTGCCACCATCATAACTACCATCTTTTAACCTGCCGTTTTTATAAACATAGTACAGGCTGTTTTGCTCATACCTACGCTTTTCCTCTACGCAGAAATCAATCTGTTCATCAATTCCAAAAGCATTGTTTATATCATACCCTGCTTGGTACCAATCCTCTGCTTGCTGGCAATAAAGATTGAACTTAGAGTATTCTGTTGCATAACTGAACCCCCTTGGGAACCATGAATCTACCCATTTAACGAAGGTTGTGTCGAAATCAAACTTATCGCCATTCCTATATGGAATCCAATCTGCCTTGACAATCTTACCGCCCCTGTAATGCGTAAGGACATTTTCTTGCTCCTGAAGTTTGCGTTCCTCGGTAACAATTACCGTAGGTGCATCCTTGAAATTCCCCTCTAAAATCTCTATGTAGTTATCGCTAACTTGTTCGAATAACTGCTTTGTATGTGTTTGCCCGAACTTCTGTTCAAGTTTACCTGTAAGCCGTTTTGACCTCGCTATTCGTTTCTTTCGGAAAGCCTTGGCAATGTATTCACCAGGGGCATAGTCGCTGTTTATCGCATGACCTTTGCGTTCAAGTTCTACGACATACTTGGGAGGCATAACACTTTCAGCACCGTACTCAAATAGCATTGAATACAAGTCTGAAAGATTCTGTAATAGTATCTTTTCGTAATTTATTGCTCTTGGTTCTGGCATTTACTACACTTCTGTTTCGAGCCGTCCTGAGTTTCGGGCTGAATACAAAAGTGCCATTGTGTGCTTAAAAAGTTCATCTAATGCACGAATATCTACATCAATGCTTTGTTGGTTGAATTTGAAATTTTCAGCCTCCTTTAGCAGATTAGGTATTCCGTGAATGATGAAATCATTTTTTTCTACATCAACGCTGACTTTAAGTTTCCTTCCCGTATTTTCGTCTATGCTTACCTCAAAATTTGAGGTACGGTGCTTTACTTTTACACCATTGGGCTTAACTTCTGTCATAAATATGTTTGGTTAAATGCTTACTTACCGAGGATTTTATTAATCCTATCAATCAACTTCTGATTGGCTTTACCGTTTACAAGAATCCGGACTAAAATAGAACCCCAAAACTTCACAGAACGCTGGATACGCTTAATCTTTTCTTCTATTTCGTCCTCAGACTTAACAGTGAAAGTCTTAACAATCGTCTTTCCGTTCATTATTACATGAATCGTAACGACATTTTCTGTTTCAGGAACTGCCTCGATAACCGGAGTAGTGGTTTCAGCAGTAGTTTCGGGTGAATCTTTTTTCTTTGCCATGACGGGTAATTAGTTTCCCCAAAGGTAATGAAAAAAATATTTTCAGCAAAATGTAACTTTTATTTGGGATTGTCGTAATCCCAATATAACTTTGTTCCGTTGTTACGGTAGTGCGTGTCAATGAGTAACTGAAGATTTTACTGGCTTTTACCCAGTATTTTACCAAGAAACCCTGAGGTCGCACTACCCTTCAGGGTTTTTTCTTTTTATAGGGATACCTGGAAAGCAACTCGGTTATGTATCGGGAGGGAATAAAGACCACCGGGGTACTAACTAAAAGCGGTACCGGGGGGATTCCTAACACACCGCAAACTGACTACAAAGGAGAAACAGTGTTTGGATGGGTGGCATATCACCTGAAAGTCGGCTCCAACCTAATAGCACATATGTGTTGACTATTGGGCAGTTTATCGAAAGGGCTCAACGGGGAGGAAAACCTGTTACTGATTGAAACTGAAAGGTACCAACCTGGATTTGGAAGCAAATTTGGGGATGGTACTACTTTCAGTAATCTCAGGGTCTAACAAAGAGGAAGTATAGTTAAGTAAGTAGTATAAAGTATAGTAATAATAGTAAATAACTATAATTTACTGCAACAAAAAAAGTAAAACATCGTAGTAAGTATTACAAATAATAATAATGAGGCATATAATTCCAATAAGCGGAAAGGATAGTTTAGCAACGGCTTTGATTCAATTGAATAGAGAGCCAAACATTGATTATGAGTTTATGTTTAATCCTACTGGTCAAGAATTGCCAGAAGTTATACAGTGGATAGACAAAGTAGAATCATACTTAGGCAAACCTATTATTAGGGTTGGTGAAGATTTGAAGGAAATTATAGAATATGAAATGAACTGGTTTTTACCTTCAAGACAAGCCAGATATTGTACTCGTATGGCAAAAATAGAGCCAATGGAGAAGTTTATTGGTAAGGGGGAAACGCTTGTTTATTATGGAATTAGAGCAGATGAAAATAGAATTGGATACAATAACTTTAGGTACAAGAATATAACTCCTATTTATCCACTAATCGAAGAAGGTATAACACTGCCTATGGTATATGAAATAAATCACAAAGCGAAATTAAAACCTCCTGTATTCTTTTGGCAAAGACTATGGGATTCAGTAGTTTTAAAATGCGATGAACAATACATAAAAAATACATTTAAGGAGTGGGATATTGATGCTTTGTTCGCTTGGAGGTCAAGGACAAATTGTTCTATGTGCTTTAATCAACGCCTCTACGAATGGATTGGATTGCTTGAACATCACCCAGAAATGTTTTGGGAGTATGAAGGATGGGAGCATAATGTTTCTGAATATTTTTTTAACGGCAAAGACAATTCACTTAAAAACATATCGGATAGGTCTGATGAAATATTTAATAAAAGGACAGATTCAATTGTAAAATTTATTGAAAAGACAAGGCAGTTAAAAATGAATTTTGAATCAATAAACACAAATGATGGTACAGACTTTCAGGATATGCTTCAAATAACATCTTGCGGTCTTTTATGTGGTAAATAACCCCAATTCACTGTAACTTTCACCCCAGAAACTCGTAAGAAAAGACTATGGCAGAACCACAAGAAGAACCAAATAATGCTGAGAAAATAAATCAATTATTGGTTTTGGCACTAAGGTTGCCCAATGAGGATTTTAAAACATTGGTTGATAGTTTGGTAAGCAGATTGCCAAACGATAATTTTAAGCCGGCAAATACTAACAGAAAAATCCAGTTTGCTGAATTAAGGGCAACACAAATGGTTAAAGAAAATATGTTTGGTGAAGAATATTCAAAATACATTTCAGGTTGCGACCCCTATGTTACATATAGCGAAAGCGAGGTAATTGAACTACTCCAAAAATATAGATTGGCATTGAGTGAAGGTAAAACACCAAACTTAGGCGATACAACTAAATATTGGTTCGAACAAAATAAAAAGAAATAACCTATGAAAACACAACCTAAAAAACACACCTACGACTTTAAGATTTACAATGGCAGGGTAAAAGTCTATGTAGATGGCTTTGTAATGTTCTCGTTCAATCAAATTGACTTCGCTGGGTATTATGGATTTAAAGACGATTCGGAGATTTTTGGTTTGACCGTTTACCTCAATCGTGAGAAGGCAGGTCCTATGGAAATGGACATTTACTTCAAGAAAAAACAGACATGGTTGGACATCCTTGAGTTACTTGATAAGAACTTGTAATCACAATATGAAAACAACACTACTATCATTCTCAGACTTTCTTGAAGTAAGAAAAACAAAAGGTACAATCTTAGGTAAGGTTGGGAACCGATTATTTATTCAAGAATCAAGAAGTTGCTTAGAGGAGTTTCAGTTGTTCACTAAAGAAGAACTTGACAATGCTGAAAAAAGCGAAGACAAATATGTAAAAACTATACACGAATTAGGATATGAATTAGTGTATCACATACGAACCTTTAACCCTTCCACTTCCCCAAAGGACAATCTTGGTTTTTAAGCCATGCCTTACCCCTAATCTTACCTACTCTGCTAATTAAAAAGCAGTCGCAAGCCATACATTTATCTAACTTGCTTACCTTCTTTTCCTCAAACTTACCTGTAAGTACATTCATCCTATGTGGACATTTACGGCATATCTCCTTACGCCTCATGTACTCCAAATTATCTACATAGTCCTCATTGACCATATCAACAACGCCTTTAACAAGGTTCTTAGCCTTGTCAATTATACCATATCCTTCTACCTGCCCAGCAACAATACTGCCCTCAATTAACCTATTCTTCTCTTCGCAGGGACGGCACACAGGTTTATCCTTATTTAATTCGCTATCAGTATTCATCATTGACTTCGTTAAATCCATCTATTACGATATTATCAATTTCCCCGAACTTCTCCTTGACACCAGGTAACTCATAAACACTGCCATCGTTTATCATTTCCGCAAGCATCTTCTCTGTCTTAATAGTTATTTTGTCCTCAAAAACACTTTCACGATCAATAAACTTCAAGCTCAGGTACTGGGTTTTCTTATCAGGCATTAACTTCACAAAGATACCAACTCTGCACAATTTACCACCAAGCTCCAAAGGCAATCTTATATGCCCATAGAAATCAATGTCGTAAACACTCTTCTTCCTGTTGTTCTTATTCAGGAACCCCATGCCTGGATTATAGTTGGTTACATACTCGTGAAACCCACCAAACCTAAACTGCCGTTTTAGAACGGAAGGTCGTCGTCCGTAGTCTGTGAAGAATGTCCATGGGCCGTAGTATGGGTTGGGCCAGATGCTCCAGTTGCGGTAGCAGAATTGGGAGTCGATGTAGTAGGAACGCCCGTATTCCCATTTCCTGTTGAAGAACCACCACGATAAAACTTCTCCCCCAATGCAGATACTCCTCCTGAGTACCACAATTTACCACTCTTACTTTCTCTTGCCCAAAAACTGAACTTCATTAGAGTTCCTGCTTCTAACACTTCTCCTTCGTCAGTTACAATTTTGAAAGGGAAACGAACAACGGCATCAATAGCAGGTTTTTTATCACCAGCAGTTTTGTGGTTTACATTACATACTCCTTGCCCAGGCTTTAAGCCCTGATGGAACTCTGAATACAATGAATTTGAATTTGCCATATACTTACTTTTGTTTACAATTTTACTTAATAAAAGATTTGTTGATGTAGGCAATGCAATCTTCAATAGACCTGCCACCCAATGCTACACCAACAGGTTCTCCTAACCTAACTTTTTCAATAAACTCCTCCTCGGTCATACCTACCGGAATGATAGTCTTATCGAATAAGATGGATTTACTTTGCAGATTTTCTATGTCCTTATCCCTTGATTCAATTACCCTATCATATACACGGCAAACCTTTTTATGTTCCTCCTCTTTTCTTGCTAAGTAGAGATACCAAGACAGATTAACTGCAACAAAACCAGAGAAAATCAAAAACCCAAGTGCTACCATATACTTACTTTAAACTTACTTACCCTCAAACAACCAACAGCAGTCAGTCTTTAATACAACCAATTTACTCTCAACACAAACACCATCACCCCCAAACTTCACGCAATTCACACATCTATCACCTAACTCCTCGTCTGTCTTTCCGCTAAACTCGTTAAACGCAACATCCTTCACCCACTTCATGTCTGCTTCGCTTAATTCAATTGGTTCCTTATTTTCTTCCATAACTATACCTTACTACCAAACAACCTATCCCAAATCTGAATAGCCCTTTTCCTGTCATGAAAATCCCCTGCAAAGGCAACTCTCGGATTTACCATAACACTCCTACGACCTGTTACACTATTACTACTCAATACCAACCTTTTAGCCTTCAATACCTTCATATCCCTCTGATACCTCCTGACATTCCCATCCCAACTATCAATACCCCTATAAGCAATTCCTATTACATCAAACCTAACCCTGCTATCACAAAGCATAACGCAGTTACTTAAAACATCACTATGGAAAAGCAATGAACGAAATAACCTGAACTCACTATCACTCATGAAGTTAAGGCTAAAGATACTGTCATTGTAATACCTGACATACCTATACCTATTACCGCAATACGGACTCAATTCAGCCTCATTAACTACTTTATCACTATCCATAATAATTAATATCACAAAGTTAGCAAGATTGAAACAAAAAACAAAAAAGCGTTCAATTTGTGTAATTATTTTTCCGAAAACGACAAGAAACTGTGGTTTTTGAGGCACTTTTTAGCAACCCAAATACTGAGTATCAAGCAGTTACAAAAGCCCCTTATCTTAGATGTGCTTCGCAGTTTTTTACTTACTGTTTTTAATCAATAGCACATCCCTGTTATACGAACTCCACCTCCGCTTCCCTTCCCTTCAGCCTATCATTTTTATCGTTTAGTGCTTAACCCACAAACTAAACTAACCACAGCACTTAAACTCAAAAACACACTACTCCCACCCACCCACTCAAAAATTCATTTCGGTTCATAACTCCCAATTTGCCCTCATTCATTTTTTCGGGGTGGTCGTTTTGCAAACACAATAATTACCGATACCCTGAATAACAATCATCCCAACTTCCAGCCGCTTTAAATTTCATTCCCCACGCATTGCGGTTTGTTCGCATTTTCATGCCCTGCAATCCCTGCCCTTCCATGACGAACAAATCCTCATTTGGGGGTGTGCGTGATTTTTTTAGCAGTGCAAAATCCGGTAGTAGCAATTTCGGGCGAGAAACCCCAAAGCCATGAAACGCAATCCGAATTATCGAAACAAACTTCGTATGTGAAGTGGGGGTATGATTATATAAAAGCACCCCCTCCGCTGGCTGTGGCGAAAATCCGAAATCCGCAAAACGGCAAAGGGGGGTCCCTAATTTCGTGCATTCCTATCCTTTGCAGGGGCTTGCCTTGTGCCACCTTGTCAGTCCCTTAATAATACTTTATTGAATCCGGTATCAATCGTTCCTTAATTGCTTGTTTATCAACCTATTAACCTATGAAGGAAAGTTTAATTAACATAATATAACTTATAAGTACAGGTTATTGGTAAAATGGTATTATGTATTGGGTTATTCGTTCCGGGTTCGGTTCGGTTCGGTTCGGTTGAATAAATTTAAGGTTGAAAAATTTCCTTACTTTCCCTTTGTACAAAGGATGCGGAAATTACCTCCCTTCCCTCATTCCATTCAACCAGATCAAAGATTAACCTATTCCGTCCTTTGTGCCTGGTTGATTTGATACTGGTTTTTATTCAGGTCCTTAATTTCGTTTGCTGGCACGGTTATTCGTTTGAGAGAGGATTAATTAAATTAGATTTTATTATTCATTAAAATTTTTTTTGGTTGATAATCAGGCTGTTATAAATTATTTTTAGATTATTTTATAAATGCTATTGCTTTTAATAAAATGGCGTTATACATTTGCCCTCGTTATTAATCATTCACTTAATCATTTATCACTTATGAAAACATCATTTTATTTTCGTTCACCTGTTTTATCCTTTTGGGACTTATCATTTGATGACCAAATCAAAGTAGGTCAGGAAATGGACTATTTGAGTCCATCAGAATTAGAGAATGAATCCTTTGTTATTAACTCGGAAAGGTCCGAAATTTTACCTTTGTCAATGTTTATGAGAATTAATAAACCGGGTATTTTTTGCGGATTTTATTGCGATACCTTTTTTTCAGCCTATTTCATAGCAATTTCAAAATGTGGCGAAGATGCCGTAATTGCTTACAAATATTCCTAATTTAATCATTCACCACTTAATCAATTTCACTTATGCAAACCACAAAAAACCATTTTGCCGTACTGAGGGTACCGCACACAATGCCTGCAAGAATGTATTTTGATTATCCTATGAGAGAGTCAGAAGATTATTCAACATTTTGGGACGATGTTAACTCGGTCCGGACATTTGAAAATGATACTGAGCTTGCCCGTTATTACTTTGAGATAGATTTCAAGGTGCATCAATGGGCAAAAATTCAATCCCTAATTATCAACTATTTTTTAGATGATTACCGGGGCCTATTTTGCTGCGAACCTGATGACATCGAAAGTTATATCCGAATAGTTAGTAATATGACCATTCAGGAAAGATTAATACAAACTAATCAGGCATAATTTCACCCTTAAAACCGTTCACCATGTTTTTAACTCCAAAAGAAAAAAACCTATTCACTCAATTGCTATTTGAGTACACATCAGAGGGATATTTTGATATAATGAGCCTTAACAGGTTTTTAGAATCAAAGTACGAAAATTCAGGCTATTTGACCACTTATTACAATGTTTGGAAATTTGCCCAAAATCATTAATTAACCATTTAAAACCGTACCGGACGGCATCCGGGATATTCACCTAATTAAAACCAAAATGAACACAGTAGAAAAATTAATCCAATTCGCAAATCAAAAACCAGGCTTATCATTTGCCGACTATGGGGACCGTAAAATTTATTTCGCTGAAATGCGTGAAATTACAAAGGACCTACACGACTTTAGAGAATTGTTGAGCCTTGCTTTTATCCGGTTGGGTTCAGATTTAGATCAAAAATTAACTGAATACTTGAGTAAGAATTCCGGACGGTTGACTTTGAATGAATCACAGGAATTAAAATACTGTACCGGTCAATATTTCCCCACAGAATACAGGCCCGCAGCTTGTCAGGCACTAAAATCAATTATATGGGATAACCTGAGAGAAGAAACGGACAAAGACGGGAATCACATTTATAATACAGGGGATACGCTAAGGGCCTATTTCAAGCGGAACCTTTCCAAAAAAACCTATAAAAATTACATAGGTAATTAAAACCTATTTCCGGGAATGTTTGGAAATTTAGCAGGGTTCGATTCCCTGCTATTCCCCTAAAATTTCACCTTAAAACCAATAATCACCTATGAAAAAATTACCAAAATTCAGAATCTTATCACCCGATGGATTTGATTTAAACAGAGAACAAACCGTTTACAAAGGACATATCCAGGTACTAAGGGCCTTAATTAATTTCCGGAATAGATATTCATCACAGGGATATTACAGTTCCAATTATGGCCGTATCGAGTTACGGGATATTCCGTACAATTGTAGTGTTATTCAATTATAAAACCATGCAAAAAATAGCATCATCACCCACTATTGAGGGACTCGAAAAACTTTTGAATGAGTTTTTTTACTCCCAAAGTTACCGGATTGACTCAGAATTATTAGTCCACAATTCAAAGGGATTATTTTCTAAAGTTCAGGTCAAAAAAGTAAAAAACCGTTTTGTCGCATCATTCACCCTATAAACCAATAATAAAACCATGAAAAAAATTATCATTTATTTTTGCGAGTATTCAGCACAGAACGGGGATACATTTATAGAATCATTCCCTGATTATTCACAGGCATTAGAACAATTAGAAAATTGGATACCTGATGCAAAAGAAGAGGCGAATAAATGGATAGGAATAAACGAAAAATCTACCTGCATACGAATCTATAAGTATGAAGGCATAAAGTTACCAGAACCTATTGAAATGATTGAGAACGCCTTGTTAATTGAATACTATTCAATTTCCGAAATAAACTTAGAACTTGTTGAAACAAGGGAAACAGGTTCAGTATTTTCACAATTTCCACTTAACCAATAAAACCATGCAATTAAAAACATTTCAATTCTCGCAGCTCGTTTCCAATGAGCAAATTAATTCCCGAAATGATTACGGGGATATTCAGAACCTTGCGGAGAACATCCGTACAAATGGCATTATTAAACCACTGGAGGGATTTGAAGGTCCGGACGGATTATTCCATATAAGGGACGGGTTCCGACGGTTCCGGGCATTGCAGGAACTAAATTTACAGGGATTTGAATTTCCTGTACCTTGCTTAGTAAAATCAGAATCAGAATTCAGCGAAGCAGACAGCCTATATTTACAGATTAACGGAAACTCGGGAAAATCACTTACTCCCCTGGAATTGGGCAAAGTTTTGCAGGACCTTGAGTTATCAGGGCAGACAATACCTGAAATCTGCAAAAGATGTACATTCAGCGAACAATATATCCGGGATATTTTGGCCCTATCTTATGCCCCTGGAATCATTCAGGAAATGATAACGGAGGGAAATGTATCAAGTTCAGTAGTTATTCAAGCTATGAAGCAAACGGATTCTGAATCTGAATTATTGGAAATTATCAATTCCGCAAAGGATCAAACCACAGGCAAAATCAGTCCTGCAAAAGTTAAAAAAACCATACAGGAAAGCAAAGGAATCACCGGGCAAAGTTCCCCTGTAAAATCACCTGCTAAGGGATTAGAACAAGCAGAACGGGTATTGATAGAACTCCATGCTAAAACAGGTATTGACTCAATTTTGCTCATTTGGGAGGCCATCCAGGGTAATATTCCTGTAAGTTCTATTGTCCTGAATGTAAAACAGGAAATCAGTAATTAATCAATTCACCTATTCACCAATAAAACCAATGATAACCATTGAAATTATTAACAATTACTCTGAATTTCCCTTCCAAAATGCAGGGATGCAAATTTGGCACCCAAATTTAGGGAATGAAACAAAGGACAATTTAGAAAAAATGATTATTAAAGAATGGGAACCATTCGGATATAATTATGGAATATTAGTAAAAAACACCAATACCCTTCACTTGTTTTTTTCACTTTCACCCTCAAACCAATAAAACCAATGAAACCACAAATTAAACAGTTAATCACAGACTTATCGGGTGTTGCTGAAGTGTCAGTAAATTACCGGACAAAGGTAAAACCTTCAGATAGAGAATGTTTGAGAAGTTCGCAGGATTCCCATAAAATACTAAGAATGTTTTATGAACAATTAGGAATGATTGAGCAAAAAGAAATATTTTCTGTTTTGCTCATTGATAAGGGTAATAAAGTATTGGGATTCCTGAAAGTTTCAGAAGGTTCAGCAGTTGCAACCGTTGTTGATGTTCAATATATTCTAAGGGCAGCCATATTATCAGGTGCAAGTCAGTTGATTATTTGCCATAATCACCCTTCAGGTAGCCTAAAACCTTCACAGGCAGACTTAGATATTACCACTAAGTTAAAACAAGCGTGTATCCTGTTAGAAATCAAATTGCTTGACCATATCATTCTAAGCCCTGAAGGGAATGAGTATTACTCCTTTGCAGATGAATGTAATTTATAATTTCACCCTCAAACCAAAAACCAATGAAAATCAATCCTTCTTTCTTAATCAAAATGCTATCTCCAATGCAGGTAGTAATTCCAAAACGCCACACACTACATATTTGTGAATGTGTAAAATTAGATTCAACCGGATTTACAGGAACAAACCTTGAGCAAACCGTACATATTCCCTACAAAAACCTACCTGAAATCTGTATTGATTTTAGGGAGTTTATGGATACCCTTAAAACTTTAGGGAATAGAATTGTCGAAATGCAGGTAGGTGAAAATTGCGAAATCGTATTCAGTACCGGGGATATGACTATGAAAATCGTAGGGCAAAATCCTGATGACTTTCCAAAAATTGCTGAATTCAAGCCCGGTATCAAAACTACCTTACCTGTTTTAACCGATTTCACTCCATTTGCATCAAAAGAAGAACACAAACCTGCTATGAATGGGATATTCGTAGGCAAAGATATTTGTTCAACAGATGCTCACAGAATGAAATTTGAACCCAATCCGTACCATAAAGAAGGAAATCCGGGAATAGTTTTGCCATTAATTGTTGCACAAAAATTCTGCAATGAAATCCGTACAATTGAAATCAACGAATTGCACGAAATTGCCCGTATTCAATTAGAATATGGATACCTGCAAACCCGGCTAATAGATGACAAATATCCGGATTATTGGCATGTAATTCCGGAACTAACTGAAACGATTGTTAAGGTAGGGAAACAGGCAATTATAAGCGGATTACAAGCTTGTGATAAATATGCAGACAAAACTACCCACCAAGTCCGTTTGTCGCTTACAAGTGAGAAAATGACTATTTCTACTCAAGATATTGACTACGCTAAAGAATTCAGCACGAATATCCCCTGTGAATGGAATGGAGAAACCGGAATGGAATTTGGATTTAATGCGAAATTCCTTATTGAGTGCCTGAAGGATTGCAAGGGGAATGTAATTGAACTTAATCTTACTACTCCAAACAGATGTGGACGGATTAATTCAAATATGCTAATAATGCCTGTGATGCTTAGTTCGTATGCAGAGTAATTAATCAGGCTAATCCGGATTTACAAAGGGTATTCAGGCAGGTTCGATTCCTACATCCGGAACTAACAATTTCACAATTTAACCAAAGTAAGTATGTTTTCAGAAAATCAAAAAATCCGTCTTATCAACATTGCAAAGTGCAAGTACAAAACAGGCAAAGTATTCATCCATGTATCCTGCTGTGGTCATTCAAGCCTATGGCCTGAAATGAGTAGGATAGCGGAAGGTTCAGAACCTAATTTCGAGGCTGAATCTGAATTTGATTGGGAGTATATTCAAACAATCTTTGGAATATCAGGAATAAGACAAGCGATTGAGGCACTTATTACTCAAGCCATTTACTACTCCCCTGATATGAATGAATTTCAATCGGCAAATTACTCAGTTGAAGTAACTGTTAAGTAATCCCCCCTCCCTGCTGTGATATTGCTTAACTGCCCTCGGAAGGTAGGCAGGGAACTAACAATTTAACCATTTAATCAGTATGAGAAAATTCCCCAATCGTTCAAAACAATTTCGCCCCTTGTCATTCACAGAATGGCTAATTGTAATTCTGTTTGTAATGGCAATAACACTTATCATTCACAATTTAACACTTTGAAACCTATGAAATTCATTCAGAAATCCCTCGAATACAGGGAAAGACAAGCAGATTTGCACAATGAAACCAAAGAACTTTCCAGGCTTATTGCCATCAGGGAGAAACTCGGTTTGCCTGCTGGAGATTATAACCTGAAACCACAGGCAAAAAAACATCCACTAAAAACCCTCGTTATCCTGCTCGCTATTGCAATATTCACGGGCTGTCAAACCCAAGTGCCAAGCAATTGCATTAAAGCAAGCAGAATGTACCGTATTGCCAAACAAACCCTGAAAACAGGAAAGCACTCAGGGGGATTCTTTCTCATGCACGATTCAACACACGCATTCCATGTATCACCGGGCAAATACCGAGTTATCCGGAACTACTATTTAATTGACAATCACTTTATTTATGTACCGTAAGTAATGAAAACAACTCTCAAAGACAACTACGCAAATGAAGCGTATAAAAAATTCATTGACGACTGCTACCTGAAAATGTCAGTAGCAAAACGGAGATTAGGAATGACCAACAACGAAATTGCCGAAATCACCGGGCTTACTCCAGTAACAGTTTCAAATATCATCACCGGAAAAGCAAGTTCAGTACAATCTATTGTTGCAGTCCTGCATTGCTTAGATATGGACCTTAAAGCTCGTAACAGAGAAGGGTTCCAGGAAAGGAGACGGGAAGATATATGAAATCACTTATTATTTGGCAGTTAATCTATTGGGCACCGTTCATTTGTTACTTAATCTGTGCAGTATTTTTGAAACGGATCAGGGGATACAATTGCTATTCAGACATATTGATTAACACTTTCCTATCCTGCTTCATGGTAACATGGTTCGTAGCATGGCACAATCTGTATGAGTTAATTACTGACAAGCACAGGTAGGATTGATTGATTAGGTAGAAAAAAAAGAAACCGGGCTGTAATTAGTCCGGTTTTTTTATGCTTTTTATGGTAGGTTCATGGCTGATAGTAACCTGAGAAAACAGGGTGAAATTATACACGAATCACCGGGTAAAATTATTTTTGTAAGTAGTGGTGGTTAGTTACAATCGTCTAAATAAAAATCACGGTCTTTAAAGATTCTGCCAAAGTACCGGAAATATGCTGATGTTACCCATTGATAACTATTCTTTCTCCTTGCCTCGATTCGGTTGCGGATGTCGTAGGGGCGTGCTTTCATGGTTGTGTATATTTATTGTTGTGCGTAATTTTAATACGACACGACAATCAACTTTTTACTCTTATCCTGCTCATACATATACTGGCGAAAATATCCTTCATCAATTCGTCTTTGAGCCTTTTCTTTTGAATAAAATCCAGTTGCCCAAACTTCATTCTTATTACATTCTGATACTACTTTATACATCTTATTCGTCTTTGTGTATTGGGCATAAATTAGTTTGATATTCTTTGTTGCTTCCTGTTAATCTATAACATTTGCAACGCTTTTCATAAACTTGTTCTAAAACCCAATTTAGAATTTTCAGTTTAGTTTCATCACACATTGATTCTCCAAAATCTTTGCGTTTCATTTTATTGTAAATTTCTATTTCTGTTTTCATATTTTAAATTTCACTAAAGAAAAACTACGCATAACACGAAATTGGCAAAATAAAAGCCATTAAGTGTAGTTCTAACATCAACGGTAGTGCAAGGATTTTACTTCGCAAATCGCCACCGTTATCTCCTCACCCCTATCCAAAACCCATCCCCACTAATCGGGTATCTGTCAACTCGTTTAAATTCGAGTTTGCCCGGTGAAATGCGATAAATCAAGGCTTCATTTTCCCAATCCGTTACATCCCAAACCTGAACGAAATAATGCGAGTGTTTGCCGTATAGATTGATTATAACGGCACAATCCTCAGCGAGTGTGTCTTTATCGCTCATAAACCAATCAGGATAAAGACAGGACAAAGGAATACAATCGAAGCCTTCGAATACCTCGTTACGATTCAAGTCAATTAGTACGGTATCTTTTGGAATTTCGTTTCTGGTAAGCGTCCATCCGGCATAGTATTTATCGGATTCAAGTGCCCAGAGTGGGTGATGTGATGGTGTGAATGTCATGGGTGTTGTATGTATTTTTTTTGCAATACTTTGGCATTTTCTTTAATATTTTGCCAAAAATTAACGCTTGAGTGAATTAATGTATTTCCAATTTATGTCGTACTCTTCTTTTATTAAAGAAGATGGATTTATGTATGAAAAAAACAATCTATTGTTAAATAAATACGCTTCTTTCTTGCCAAACTTTTCAGCATAAGCAACTACATCTGGATTAACAAATACGGGTCTATTTTCTTTACTTTCCATACTCCTTATACGCTATTCGTTTCGATTTGTTACTTGCCAGTCTTAACTATCCTCAATATTACCGATTCGGCTTTTCCGTACATTTTGGCAATGTCGTATATTGACATTCCGCACTCGTAAAATGCAAGGATGTATTGGGTTTCAGTGAGTTTAGTTGCCATAGGTTTTTGAGTAGTATTCATCATGTGTTTTTGATGGAATATTTTGCTTTCCTTCATAGTAAGCCTCCTCAATCTGCTCACGCTCGATTTGCTTTGCTTGGTCGAATAAATCGTTCCTATCTGAATCGGATAAGTGCTTCCAATCAATGTTGTTTATTTGCTCAAATGCCCATTCAACTGCGGTTTTTCTTTTGTCGCTCATTTCAATTTCGGTCTAATCGTTTTACTAAATTTTCGTTCAATTCCTGCACCTTCAGGCAAGTTGAAATTAGAACCAATAGTCATAGTTTCCCAATCTGAATATAAAACATTGTATCTATGTCCGTACCAATAACCTCTCCTATTCATATCAAAACAATGCACATCAGCCCAATTCGGTGCATTACTCCAATCAACCTGATACGGGTCGGGTTCAGCCGTTACTGCCTCGTGTACGCTAATGTGGTATTTGATAGGGCGGATGGGTCGGTAGCGTTTAGTGTTTGGTATAGTTGGGCTATTCCAAATGTAACCAACTTTTTTCAATTCAGGTATATCTGTACTCATCTCCACCTTCACCCACTTCTCAGCATCTTGTTCCGCACAGAACTCGTATCCCTCGGGTAGTAGGTGGGTGTAGTCTGGTTCAGAACTATTCGGTTTTTCCGAACGGTTCAAACCCAAGTTCTCCCGAATTGCGTCAATCGCTTTCTGAATTTCGTCTAATTGCTGTTTTGTGTTCATGTTGATTTATACGCTAATTGGTTCAATTTGTTTCCATCGCCTTCCTTGCAATATTAACTTTAAACAATTCTCGATTACTACAATACAAATCCCACATCGCCATCTCTTGCGAAGTTATCTGGTCAATAACCAAATCAGTCTGATGAATTGAAACCAAATATAACGCCTTGTTCGTGACTGCTTCTTTCCGCCAATACATTTCATTGGTCTTGGAAATATCTCGCTGTGTTGAGGCTGTTATCCACGCTACGATTAATCCTGCACAAATAAAGGTCATCAGGTAAAATCCGAACTTGTAATAAAATCGGTAGGTGTAAGAATTGGGCATTTTCATAATTCGTCCTGTGTGTTATTCGGTTCAACATTATACCTGTCTGCATACTTCACTCCGATATGAGGTACATTGTCCCTCATGTAGAATTGGCAGAATTTAATTTGAACGGCTTTGAGGTCGCTATACGGCACTAATTCCATTCCAGATTCATTGCTCGCAATCATCCGGTATAGCATTACTTTGAGATTCTCGTTCTCGTATTGAAGCGATTCGAGCCGTTTCTCTAATTCCTGAACTTGTGTGGATAGGTTACTCATATTATCACCCCCATGCTTCACAAGATTCAACACAACCATAATTGCTGTCCAAGTAATTGTCAAACATTGACATTTGCTTTCCGGTAGCAATAATCTTACTTTCATCAACTGCCTCAACAAATGGCAATTTACTTTCCTCAATTATTTCATCAATTGTCATATTATCACGATAGAATCTAATAGGTGTTTTGCCTGTATTTCTTACATCAAGATTTTCATATTTTGATTCCATTTCTCTCCACCAATCAGCCATTTCTGGGTTATACTTTATTAAAGTCATTAATTTTCTTAGTCCTTTTTTGTAACATAAATCACAATTACCCTCGTAACTTTTTAGGCTTAAGTCAAAAGATTGTTCTGACCAAAATTTATTTACATCGCTTTTAGCAACATTAAAAAACTCTGCAAAATATACCAGATTATTTTTTCTTTTTGTTTCCCAATTTAACCGCTTAGGTTCATCACTTCTAATACCAAGTGCTGTCTGATATTTATTCCACCCAATACTACGGGCATAAGACATAATAGGTTGCTTTTTTAACTCACGGGAACAATGAGGGGCATTCTGATTCGGTATTCCATATTTGAAAATTACATCTTCAAATGGCTGACCGTTTCTTTCAGCATTGTTAAAGTTAGTAACAATATGCGTAGTTCCTTTGCCAGATTGATTGTGAACAAAAGCCTCAACCCAAACGGTATTGAACCCAAACTCAATATCACATTTGTTTACAAATTCTAATGTTTCTTCTCTTTCACGCCCTGTATTCGCAAACACAACAATCATATCGTATTTATGCTTCATGTTTTTCAAAAGCCACCAAGTCATAAATGCAGATGTTCTGCCTCCTGAAAATGAAATCAATAATTTATCTTTCATACAATCACCCCCATAGTTTCGTTTAAGCCGTTCCCGATATTCTGATTAACGACTGGATAATTAATTACAATCAAATCAAACTCACGCTCAGATAAGTCCATTTTAATTAATACTCTCGATTCTTCTCTGTCCCAATCAAACGACCTTAGAAGTGACTTGTAAAGTATATCCATATTATACATCATGCTATTATCGTACAGGTCTTTTAGAAAATGCCACGGGCGTTCCGTGTACATTGTGTAATCTTCATATTCCTTAGTCCAATCCAAGCACTCCCTGAAATAATCATGCTGAATCAACTTTACATTATTATCCCTATCGTACTGAACCAAGCAAGGCTTTCCGCCTGATTCGATTTGGAAGTTCTTGAGGTCATCGTAGTTGTCGAACTGGCAAAATAGTGTCTGTCCGTTTGGAAGAATCGCCTCGGCAAGTGCTGGAATGTAATTGGGGGTTTCTGTTAATTTGGTCATGGTAGTTTATACGGTTTCAGGTTCATTTTGTTTCACCAAGGTTGCCAACATTTTCAAAGCGTCTTTATCTCCGATTGAAATCAATCCGCTGAAATCGTCCCGATGATGCATAACGGTTGTGTGGTCAATGTACCCGAGCATATTGGCTGTGTCTTTCAGGCTCAAGTTATTCAACTCAGTTAGGTAATAACACAATGCTTTTCGGATGTTTATAATCTTTCGTAGTCTGCACTTTGACCGGATTGATTCTGGCGTGAATCCGTAATACTTCAACCATTCGGTTAGGTCATTTAGGCTCTGAACTTTCCGCTTCGATATATCCGGAGCAAGTGCTTGCAATCGTCTGCGTTGTTCCTCGTATATCATATCAGAAAGCATCTGGCTGACTGCTTGTTGTCCGCATAACTTTACGGCACGATGGTAGGCGTTGCTCATATCTCAAACACCTTAACCGCCTCCACCAAACTCAAATCGACCTTATCCAACCCATGGCAAATAGTGCTGGGATGTTGGTTGTATATTGCACCTATCTCTTGACATGTCAATCCTTTTCGCCTGAGATTCCAAGCAATCGCTCGTCTGATTGCGACTATTTCACGATATTGAATACCGCTCAGGATTAATTCTTTCGTAACTGGCATCCAAGTGTCAGTCAATCTGTTCTGCTTATCTCGCAGTCGGTATTTTAATTGGTTCTGGTTCATTTCGTAATTTGTGAAGCCGTGCATGGTTAATAAAATAGTTCGGTTAAAAAACAGCACCAATTCACAAATGTAAATCCGGTGTATGCAGATGTAACAAATGTTAGCCATTTAGGAGGTTCACCTATTAGGTTCAAGTAACAGGCATAGCACATTATCACTAATCCGATTGAAGCAAGAATAAAATCACCCATTCCCCACCTCCTGTTCCGCTTCGAGTTCGGCTTTAATTAATTTGTAAAAGGACTGCCTCTCACCATCTAATAAAAAAGCGTCATACACAATCTTAACAAATTCAATATCAGAACCAGATTTATTATAGTTATGCATTTCACGGGCAATTGTTACAAAATGCTCAATTAAATCTAATGGGATGTGCCCGCGACCTTTTTTAATATCGGCAATATCTTCTGATATTTTTGCATTGCCACTTGTTACAATTAACTCAGCAGATAGACTGCGTGTTTTTAGTTCTATTTCCATGTCATTTTAATAAAATTTGTATCTCCAAAATCTTAACTATCTCCATCAGCCTCGGAACTGACAAGGTAGTAATTTGTCGTTCCATTCTGGTGTACTGCTGTTTGGTCATGTTGAGTTTCTCAGCCATTTGCGATTGGCTTAATCCGATTAGTAGTCGGGTGGCTCGGATTGATTTGATTAGTTCGGGGTAGGTCATTTAGTATTTAAGGTTATTTATTCCAAAACCACCATCAAGCATATCAATCAAATCGTCAATATCGTCCGATTGTTCTAAATCCCAATTTGACCCGTTATCTTCCGAAATTATTTGCCTAACTTTTGATATGGTTAGTTTTTGCCCTTTTCTGTCCATTTGTATTTTGTTTCTTTCAAGTAAAAATGAACCCTCTTCTTGCTCATAATCTTTATTGTATCCTGCCAATATCCGGACAAACCAAAAATCCCAAACATCTTGACAAATAAAAAATCTTACATATCCTTCATTTTTGTAATCAGGATTTACCTCAAATGCTAAATCGGTAATTTCGGTGTATTTACCAAACTCAAATATCATAATGGTTTAATTAGTTTCTTCCACCGACTTCGCCCGGTGTTTGGCGGTTAATCCACTACGGGGGCTGACCTTCTACTAATCTACTCTTGCCGTTCCATTTTGGAGATTTTCTGAATCGAATGGACAAACAATTCAGAACCACATTTGTCAGAATATCAACTGACTATATCCGTCAACAATTTCAATCAATCAGCCCCCTCTCTGGGTGGATGTGTGGTCAGGACAAGGATTCGAACCTGTAATCTGGGTATCTCACCCGTAGTGGTCACATTGTACTACACTGCGTTTACCGTTTCGCCACCTGACTATTCCTTCTACGCACCCCGGCTAACTTTGTTTCAATTCAGCCAATTTAATTTTATCGCCTCGCACAAGATAGCCATTTGAAAGTTCATAAAGGCAGGGCTTAGATTTAAACCCAGTTGTTATGCCTCCTTGCGTAACTGCAATATTGGTTTTATTGCCCTTAATTTTATCTGTTATTTTAAGTTCCTGACCTCCAAACAATACGGCATCTCCGATATTAAATGAGCCAAATTTATTCTTTGCCATAATTACAATTGTTTCAATTCAGCCAATTTTTTCTCCAGCATTTCAATCTGCTCCGATTTTGTTCCGGAGGGGATGGTTAATTCAGGGCGTATTTTTTTGCGATGAAGTAAAATAACGCTATTCGAATAAGAATAACTCCAATCATTCAAGTCTAATTTAATCTGGTCTGGAATTACTTCCCGAACTGGTAGCATGGATTCGGGCAGGGCGAACCAGTAAGTCCAACTGGCATCAGCAGTATCGTAGTGCCCCCTTTTGTGAAAAGCCATTCTGTGCAATTCACCTTCCAATATATCCGACACCCCATAAACCTTCCCCGGAACTCTTTGCTCAACGGGAACAATTTGTAATTCGCTTTTTTGTATCATTTTAATTATCCTCCAATTTACTTTTCCGTTCCTCGTCACCTCGGCTGTTTGCATCCCACCACGCCATCGTTTCGATGTCCATGGTTTCTTCCGGTTCGTCGTGATGCGGACATCTGCCACGCTCCTCACAGCATCCAACTACATTACAGCAGTTACCATCGCATTCACCATTTAAGCATTTTACTTCTTTAGTTTCCATCCTTAATCTCCTTTCCTATTGTGATGACAATGTACTCCGAGTGAATCTTACGCTTAACCTGAGTCTTCTTGCACTCAATGATCCAATCATACTTATGCCTCAACTCATAAACCCTTGCACCAAGTCGGTAAATTCCAAGTTCCTTCAAAGCTTGCATAGGATTAATCTTCTTATGCACCCGAAGGTAACTCGCAAGTCTTTGAACGCCTATATTATCCTCATTAGAGTAGGTGTTTACATCTGCTTGCATTTGCGTGTATCCTGTTTCCATCTGATTTAATTGGTTTTAATTGATTAAACTTATTTTCTCCTCCTCCGACCAATGCTCGGATGAACCTAATCACCCGAAGCACGGTCCTATTGGAGTATTAATTGTCTGGAGTAATATCTAACGGAAGTTCGCCATTGTTTGTTTCAGGCTGTTCCTGTTGCTGAACAAACAACTCATTCAAATTAGGCTTCTCAACAATGAACTGCTGATTGTCCAAGTCAATTACATTGCTAATCTGCTCAGACTTCGGCAAATACTTGTAGTGCCTCTTAATTACGGTTTTCTTCCGCATTTCATCAGCCCAATTACTTTCCTGCCAAGGACTATATTGAGAGTTTGCACCATCACTTTTACTTTTAATCTTTTCTAACTCCCATCCAGGCATAAACTCATAGTCAAGGCTTCCATCTGCCAATGTAGCACATGAATATGCCCCAATTACTTTTCGTGCCATATGTTCTTTCTCGGTTTCAGCATACCTTTGCTCATGTACTACGACCATTCTCGTACTTGCATTGTACTCAAATTGTTCATCGTCATAAACAACTACTGCCGATACCTTCTTTACACTTCCTGAATCAGTAAGAATCTTTGTCAAACCCATATAAGAAGGGTCAAGTACGGCTTTCCCTTTGCGTGGGATAAGATATGCCAACTTCATTGCAGGATTCAATGTAAGCCCTGTAAATGCGATATTCTCAACAGCACTACGAATGCTCACTAAATCAACATTCTGCCAACCTTTAGGATTGTTCTGAATAATTTGCAAGGCAAAGTTAGCCTCCTTGACAAATGTTTCCTGTGGCATTACGGATAGGAACCTCGCTTTTGCTGCTGCGATAGCCTCTGAAGGCGTTGTAATTTTTGCAGGTTTATTTTCCTGCTTCTGAATTGCGTTTGTTTCTGACATGATTATTGGTTTAAATTAAAGTTCTACTAATCCAAATTCGTTTGAGGCAAAGTATTCTACTCCTGGCCATTTAATACCCTCTACCCAAGGTTCTCCAAACTTATCAAGGCAATCACGATAAATCTGCTTCGCACGAGTGTAAATAGTCTTTCCTGCACTAACAGAATAGTCCTGCCAAACAGAGTTAAATTCACCTGGAGATTGTGGCACAAGAAAAAATCCGTTTTGTTGGCTTTCTTTATGACATCCAATTACGATATGATACTTGGTTTCGATACCCATTGTTACTTCTACAGCTTCGGTATAAACTGCTAATTGAGCATGAATAAGCCTATCTCTGTGCTTAATGTAGGTTTTCATACTTTCAATATCAATGTCGGGTAGTTTCTTCAAGTCGCCTATTACGCCAAATCCTGAAAGGACTTTGAACAAATCCACTTTACCTTTCATTGGAATATTATATTCAGGGTCTATCCAATGAAATTCCTTCTCTACTTCGGCATCACTGAATAGTTGCTGATAGATAGGGGATTTACGAACATTTCCTGCGGTAGTCATAATTTCATCCCAATCTTCTTGTTTGATAATTGGAGTTACTTTATCGAGTTCGCATTGATTAATAAATTCATCCCTGATACCTTTGTTAAGTGCGGAACGAAATTCAATCTTGCCTTCTTTGTTGGGTTCAAGTCTTGTGTCTGCAAGTAGTCTGAACCTCTTAAAGATTTCAGTTTGCTCCATTGTTGCTGTATGGATGAACTGCCCGTGATTCATTGCTTCTGTGGTTTCGATACCATTAAGCAAGTAGTGTTGGTAGTGTGCAGGTGATTTCAGGATATGCTTAATTCCTGAACTGCTGAAACGAGATTTGTCTGAGTAGTATTCTTGGATCATATTTTAATTGATTTAATTACTTGTCCTTGTACGCAAAACAGATACTTGGGGTTACATCCCTAAGATTAAAAGTCCTGCATCACGAGCGTGCTGTGAGGTGCTTCCCGTATATCCTGAGATTCTATTGAAATACTCCTTGGTTATTTTTCCCTTTCCCGTAGCCTTCTTTCCAGGTACAACAGGTTTTACATTGATTCCCTTATTTCGGCAATATTCTATAAGCAAGGAAGCCTCCCGTTTGTTACTGCCTACATTCTGACCTACTCTGATAGCCATAGCATTTGACTTAACGCCTTTTTTCATAAACACAGGCTTATTCCCATTGGGGTCTTCAATGACTACAAGGAGTTCCTTGCCGTGATTAAAATGCAGTAGTTTCAATCTATCAATTACCTTCCAGAAGTCTAAGGTTTTCAATACCGTAAACTCCCGTTTCTCTGAATCCCATACTGCGAAGCCAGTTGAAACTCCAGGGTCAATACCTACCACGACCTTTGGTTTTATGTATTCACTTTCCATATTGCTCATAATTATCTAAAACATATTTATTTGTTGACCTATAATTGCTTTATCGAGGTCTGTTGTGCCTTCAACAATAACAAAATCCCTAATTCTTTTCTCTGCAATCTCAATGTATTCAGGGTTTATTTCGCTTAAAATATAATTCCTACCATGCTTTACAGCAACTTTAGCCGTAGTACCTGCACCGCCAAATGGGTCATAAATTAAACCTCCTTTTGGGCATCCGGCAAGTACGCAGGGTTCAATTAGGTCTTCTGGGAATGTGGCAAAATGAGCCTCCTTAAATGGTTTTGTGGTTACTGACCATACAGAGCGTTTGTTTCTCTTTTCATTAATGGTAACAAAGGAATCTTGTCCATTTGAACCGTCTGTATTTTGAGTTCGTTTGCCTTCATATCGGATATTGCCTTTGTCACTTCTATTGTCAGAGCCATAATGAATACTTTCCTCTTTAATCGCATCGGCATCATAAAAATACTTTTGGCTTTTACTTAGCAGAAATATGTATTCGTGAGCCTTTGTGCATCTGTCTGTTACTGATTCAGGCATAGGGTTAGGTTTGTGCCAAATAATATCCTGCCTAAGATACCACCCATCAGCACGAAGGGCAAACGCAACCATCCAAGGAATACCGATAAGGTCTTTGGGCTTGTATCCTGAAAAATTAAATTTACGATTTTTATCAAAATTTGACAGGGTTTTTGACTGCTTTCCATTTATCCCCGTACCGGAATATCGCTCATTAAATCCAGAATAAGTATCTCCGCTTTTTTGATTAGCATAACTATCCCCTAAATTCAACCACAATGTACCTTCTGGCTTCATTGCCCTGCGAACTTCTCTAAAAAGATTTACAAGGTTCTCAACAAACATTTCAGGCGTTTCTTCAAGACCAAATTGTCCTTCAGTTCCATAATCCCTAAGCCCATAGTAAGGTGGACTTGTAATTACGCAATCTATAAAATTGTCAGGAACTTTTTTGATAAAATCAAGGCAATTCTCGTTGTATATTTTATTTATCTGCATACCTATTTACTCCCAATTATTTTCTCTACATCAAAACATTTATCATTATCAACGAGGAATCTGAACTCCTCAAATGTTAGTAAGTTTGGCTCGTGGTTTAGCCCGTAATTAGGACTACTTATGCGATACCCACGACTTACGCTTACATAGTGCTTTCCTGCTTTTAATTCAGCCTGAATCCCGAAGCAATCAAGGAAGAATTGATGTTGGTCATGGTTATTTATTGCCACCACAATTGGCATTTCTGAATCCCGAAAGTAGGATAATATTGTTGCTGATGGTGTCATTTCAATTTAATTATTCCCAAAACAAACATACTACAAACACGGTTAATTTCCGTGCTTAATTTCAATTTCTCTTCATTACTCTCCCCACATTCTACCTGTAACGAGCCAAACGCTGTTTCGGTTACAAGTTTATATCCTCCCTCAGTCTTATGAATTTCTCCGACCTTAACTCCATTGAGTTCTACAAGTATCGGATTCAGATTCCTGTGATATTTGATATTCATTCCCATAACATTTGCTCCGTATTCATCAAAAAGGGGCTGGAGGATCGTCCATAGAGTTTCTAACTCCTGCACTGTATTCTGATTCTTGTTCATCTTCTTCTATTGTCTTAAACTTCATTGTGTCATCATTAGCCTGTCTTTGTTTAAAATCAGGTGCTGGGTTCATATCTCGCTGGTTATATTCGTGCAATTCAATAAACTCTCCATGTTCCAACATCTTAAATTCAACTACTCCCTTGTTACCAAGCCACCACTTCTTTTGCTTGTGAATATAAACAGAATGATTAGCAATTTTCCCATCATCCGTATAGTCTGCATAAACACTAATTATTTTATCAGGGGCACCAAACCATTGATTGCTACCTCCAATGTCATATGGTTCAGGAACTCTAAGTTTATTAGTTGTCTTATCCCTATCCATTTTTCTTGGGTGTGCAACAAGCAATACCCCACAATTATTCTTTATCCTGAACCTCTTAATCTTTGGCAACTGAGCCTCAAAAAATTCAGCATCACTCATTCTACCCTTGTCCTTCTCTACATAACTCCAAGGGTCAATATAAAGTGTATCTATTCCATACCTCCTTACAAGCTCCTCTCCTTTTTGCAAAATATTGTCTAAGGTATTGGAGGATTCTCCTACATCAAAGAAATAGAAATGATTTTTAATAAACGATAAAGCATACTGCATTTCAATCTCAGATAGCCTTTGAGAACCAAAAAACTTCTTTTTTATCAAAACCTGTATAAGATTCAAAGTCATAACATCTGGATCTGATTCAAAAACACATACTCCAAACTTCCAATCGTGAAGCCTTGATAATTGCATCATGTAGTTTTCGCTCCATACAGACTTACCATGAGAAGGTATTCCGGTTACTACCATAAACTCCCCTCTGATAATCTTAAACAATTCAGAGAACTTTGACCATTGGGTAGATAACCCCTGCGGTAATCCGTTTTGATAGAAATTCAATACAGAACTACCAATTTTTTCATAGTCAACAATACCCTCTAATGGAACTTGTTTAGCCTCGGATAAGCACTTTTTAACCAAAGATTCACCATACTTGACTAATACATCGTTGGCATCCTTGCATCCTTCTGGCC